AGTGTTAAATCGATAATTGGAAAATTGTCAAGAGAAGGTGTGTACAAGAAAACCGAGTACGTAACCAAAGCGGGTGAAAAGCCAGTCACCAAGTCCCAGCTGGTGCAAAGCATAGCAGAGGAACTAAATACTGACCCAACCCAGCTAATAGGACTAGAGAAAGCTCCGAAAGAAGCACTGAAACATATTGAAACCCAACTGGAGATTATAAAATGCGTGTAGCAAAACTAACAAAAGACCCGAGAAACTTTGACCTAGTGGATAAGCATGGACATTATGCAGAGTGTCTTGGCTTAACCGAAACCCCAACGGGTTTTCAAATGAGATTAAAATTCGCTGATGACTATCGTACGACTATAGAGACTCAACGTCTAAGGATACTACAAGATTCTAACATCGTAAGAAGTCCCAACGCTTAGCTAGAAATAGTACAAGTTTCAAGAAACAAGATATAGCCACTCAAGTAGTGGCTTTTTTGTACCTGCTTAAAAAATTTTGGTTGGAAGGGGTTGAGCAAATTAAAGAGAAGTTTTTAGTAATTGTTAGTTATTTAGTATTGTTATGACTTGAGTAAGTCATTTTAGATGTTTTAGATTATGCTTGGTTTATCTTAGTTGATATGTTTATACAATTAATGGATAGTTTTTCTTCATGATTAGTGACTCCTTGATAGTCCGCTTACGCTTCCTATCAGTCGATTCACAGATTAGAAGTAACATCCATAATCGGTAGTTTGTATTAGCTCATTATCTAATTATACATTTATTATATCACAACTTTTATCATAAAGCAAGAAGTGTTTTTCCTAGGGGTATGGATTATCGTATTGGTATGGGATGTAGTTATAATAAAATATATTAAGACTTTAGTTGGTGATTGTTCTTGGGTGGTATTTCGTGAGGACTTTAACTTCTTCGACTTTTCTTTTTTGGAGCAGTTCTAAATGTTTTTCTCGTTGCAAAAAGGTCTTGCTCCTTTTGTAAGTCTCTAGTACGTTTCCTTTTAGTTGCTTTTCTATGCTCATATTTAACTGCTGATGGTTTCTCAAAATGTTGTCTTTCTCGACATTCTTCTTTAATCCCAGCGTTATCACACTTTCTACGGAAGATACGAATTGCCTTTTCAACAGGCATATTTTTACAATCAATGCTCGGCATTTACTTCCTCTCGTTTGTCTTTCTTAGAGTTGAATGTCCAACCTCTTTTTCTTAGATAGTATATCTGTGAGGCGATATTTGACGGATTGCGACCCAGTTTGGATGCAATGTCTTCCGTTGACATATCATTGTAGTTTCGTTTCAAAAATTGTTTTTCGTTATCAGTCCATTTCATAAGTATATTATAAATGAATTTTTTATTCGTGTCAAGAACTATTTTTCTGTAGCTCTATAGCTTTTAAGTCAAGCTCATCCTTTCTTTCAACCCAAAACTCTCCTGCAACTCGATTTCTATTGGGATGGTTAGCTCGTCGAATATAAAAGTGCGGAGCTAATTTCATTATCCACCACTCGAAATTTTCTACTATTAAGTGAGCATTTCGCCCATCTGATAGTCTTGCTACAGCAGGTTTAGTAGACACAGAAAAATGCCCCCACTTCAGAGTTACTCTTTTTAAGTCTGCTATTACATTATCTAGGTATTCTGGTTCAACATGCTCTAGTACATCATGACAAATAACCATTTCACAAGGTTCGGGGGAGGCTGCCACTTCTGCTCTAGATGGTTCATATTCTATGACTTCAATATGAGGATGTGTTTTTGATAAGCCATCTTTGACCATCCCCCAACCTGCACCATAATCTAGTACTCTATTGAACTTTTGAAAACGCATTATTCCTAGAAAGGCGTTGCTCCATAGTCTTAGTCCTGAGTTTCCCCACGTGCCTTTATACTTTTTATGTGTTTGTATTAATACTTGTCTGTATTCTTCGGATATTGTTTTCATACTGTTATTATGAACTATTTTTTAACTCCTGTCAAGAACTATTTTTTGAGGGTTGAATTATTTTGACTCATTTATATAGTTCTTGACAAATACTGAGAAAGTTGATATAATATTGCTATGATAGAAAATATAGATGTAAACTACATTATAATCACAATCTGCCTTATCGGCATTTCATATAACATTGGAAGACAGTTAGGAATAGAGTCAACGATAGACTTTCTGGAGACAGAAGGTATAATCGAGTTTGACAACGAAAAATAGTTCTTGACATTAAGGTTAAATTTTGATATAATTTATTTGTAAGTGAAATAACTCGCTTACATTTTGGCGTCTTGACCGAAAGGCAAGACAAAGTAATACTGAAAAGATTATTTGGAGGAAAAATATAATGAGTATTGATTTAACTAAATTTTGGCTTGGATTAGATAATGGGCTTATGCCGTCTTATACGGAGAGTTCTTATCCTAGATATAACTTAATTGAAAGTAGTGGTGGCTTTAAAATAGACATTGCTGTACCAGGTTGGAATAAAACAGAACTGGAGATTATCGCTGATGGCGAAGAACTCCATATCAAGGGTAATAAAACAACAAAACTAGATGAAGGGGAGAAATTCCTACATCAGGGACTAAGTTTAAAAAGCTTTGAGAGAAGATTTATTCTTAATCCTGACTTACAAGTAACAGATGTAGGTCTACAAGACGGATTATTAACAATACAACTAACTCGGACTCCAAACTCTAAAAGGAAAATATTGGAGATAACATGAAAGCATTAGCTTTTAAAGTTCGAGATGAATTAAACAGGGTAGATGTAGAAGATGCAGTGGAGATGTTACTATTAGTAGCAGTCAGCACAGTGGTCTTTCTAGCAGTCGCACCTTTGACTTAGTTTATTGAAAACAAAACAACAGGGGAAGTGCAAGCTTCCCCACTTTATATATAAAATTATGTACTTAAAAATGAGAGAGGAACACACTATGAACATATCAGCAGAAGGGAAAGCATTAATCAAGAAGTTTGAAGGATGCAAACTAGAGGCATATAGGTGTGCCGCCGGAGTATGGACTATAGGTTATGGTACCATCAAAAATGTCGAAAGAGGACAAACAATAACACAACAACAAGCAGATGATATGTTTGACCACGAGATGAAGGAGTACGAAACTTATGTGAACACAGCGGTAACGGTTCCACTTTCTCAAAATCAGTTCGACGCACTGGTATCTTGGGTGTTCAATCTCGGTAATGGAAATCTACAAGCTTCAACAATGTTGAAAGTCATCAACTCTGGCGATCATGCTGGAGTACCTGCTCAAATCAAAAGGTGGAACAAAGCAGGTGGGAAAGTACTAGACGGGCTAATTCGTAGACGAGAAGCAGAAGCATTGCTCTATCAAGGAGCAATCTGGGAACATGTCTAAAAAACAACAGGAAAACTGGGAAAAACTAAAACAACTCTGGTTTTGGTTTAAAAATCTATTTCTAACCTATCACGAACTAACTGTAAGTTATAATTCTACCTATGGCGACGAAGACGACCAAACTTTCACAGTATCACACTTTTATAAGAAACAAGATAAATATCTTAAGTTCAAAACCGAAGAAGGTGAGATAGTAGAAATACGAGGAGCTGAAGGGCTCAACTACAGGATAAAAGAACTATGAACCAACTTTATATCGGAATTATATTAGTACTAGGACTAGGTAGTTATTACCTATACCAACAAAATCAAGTACTAACAGCAAACAATATGGCACTAGAAGGTGCAGTTGCTACACAAGAAGCGGCAATTAGTAATATGCAGAACGACTTTGCTCTGCAAACACAACAGCTAGGAGCACTTCAACAGAAGTCCCAGCAAACACAGTTAGAAATGAATAGATACCTAGACATTTTTAAAAGACATAATTTAACCAAACTAGCAGCCGCAAAACCGGGCTTACTAGAACCAAAGATAAATAAAGGAACTAAAAATGTATTTGAGTCAATCGAAGAAATTAGCCGTACTATCGACAGTCTTGATAATGGCGTCGAGTTGCAGTCTACTACCAACTAAACAGATAGAAATAACAGCAAAGCCTATGGATAGAAACATAGCACAGCCAATAATGCCTAGAGAGATAGATTTAAAAATACCTTTATGGTATGTTGTTAGTGACAAAAACATTGATGAGTTTCACGAAAGATTAACTAAAGAACATGGACAAGTAGTATTTGTAGCCATGTCAATACCAGATTATGAGTTAATGTCGTATAATATGCAAGAATTAAAGCGTTATATTACAGAACTCAAAGAGGTCGTAGTTTACTATGAAAAAGTAACAGACCCAGAAGCACTAAAATGATAAAAGCACTTAAAATAAAAAATTTACAAGTTATAAGTAGATTAGATAATATGGCTCAAAGTATTTATAACCAACCAGCAACCTATAATCAGTTCCCATCTCCAAATGTAAGTATGGGTGCTCTCAGAGCAAAGATTACTGCCAATGATGGAAAAATAGAAATTAGTAATACTATTGATTGGGTAGGTAGAAATGCTGTTATAGATACTGCAAATGACCTAAAAGTTTTTAGGGATGTATTTCTAGGTAGTTTTAAAAAATATACAGGAACAAGTAAATGGTATTGGGACACTTATGCTGCTATGGTACCTTACTGGGGATGGAATGGATGGCAGAATAGTAAAGGGAAACCAAAGTTATTCATTAGATTTATTCACAATGTCGACAGAGGAGAAACAAGGTTTGTAGCAGATAAAAGGTATAAAAAGATACCTGACCAACATTCAACACAAAATGGAGACTGGACTTGTTTAATAGGTGAGATGAATGGTAATACCGATTGGATGGCTGATAGAAACTTTGGTAAAAAACCTAGATGTGTTATAGAGATGGCAATTCCATCAACTAACAGGAAAGCATGGGATGAAGCCTGTACTTTAGTGAACAGTGCTTAGTAATTTTTTAGCAAAGTGGAGATACTTAAAAATCATGGAGCAGGGTAGTGATATACTAGAAACTAACCCTACAATACAGATGAGATTTGAAGAATTAGAAGAATGGTGCGAACTTTTAGAGTGTAGACTCGAAAAATTGGAGATACAAAATAGAACTGATAGCTAAAAATAATAGTTCACAAACGATACAGTATTTTGACCCAGACAGGGGTTTAGTTAATCTAAGTATGCAAACTATGCAGATTGCAGTTGACTTTATCGCTCCGCACGTTGAAGTACTGCACCGAAACCAGTATAAAGCGTTAAAACATGATATTACAAGTGAGGGTTTGATTAATCCCATTATAGTAATGCGAAACAGTCGTATAAACTATGATGAAGCTATTAGAAATGTAGAAAATATTGCAGAGTATGACTCACACAAACAATTATTAGCGTACAATGGCAATCAAAGACTCTCTATAATAGAGGAGTTAGGATATTATACTGTTAGCTGCTTTATAGTAGACAATGTAAGACACGCTCATATCTTACAACTACAGTTACAAAATGGAATTATAATAAATGAACCTGCAAGTTAGTATACATGATAAGCACGATATAGTAGGGCATATACCTAATTTTTTATCTGATGAAGAAATAACTCAGCTTTATGAGATAAACAAGGATAGGAAGTGGCCTTTAGCGGCAACACGATGGAGTGGTTATAACTCCAAAATACGCAAGTGTAAAAAAAGAAGTCGGATAGAGTTTCCATTCTACGATAAACTAAAGAAAGCTGTAGACTTATATAATAATAATTCATATAGGTTTCACCTTTATGATGAAAGAAATAAGCACGAAATAAATATGGTTCGATATGATGAACCTGGCATGCACTTTAGAGCTCATAGAGATTACAGACCTGGGTTAAAAGAAATCCATACGGGTATGACAACTAGAAAGATAAGTCTTAGTATTCAACTGAGCCATAGTCATGAGTATGAGGGCGGTGATTTAGAGATAGTTGAGAGTTATACTACTCCTGATGTATTTATAGATAGTAATTGCCCCCCTGAATTTTTAAAACAAAGAGAAACATTTAGACATTCTTTTCCTACAATTAGAAAGAAAGGCTCTCTTACAATATTTACATCAATACATGAACACGAATCTAGACCACTAGTATCAGGTAAAAGAGATATTATAGTAGGATTCTTCAGAGGTGCAGGAGCACCATATTAAATGAAAAAAGCTATTAGTAGCGAGTTAAAAGCTCTCGCTCTTGACATTTTAGACTACCCCCTTGACATGAGAGACACACTGTTTCCTCATGCTCATACCGTACCTTTGTATAAACAAATAATAAAATTTGAAAATTATAATTGTACAAACCCAGGGTGGTACAACAATTCTGATACTTATGTAGAAGAACTAACCAAAAACAATCAAAAACCCACAAATATAGCAGTAATAGAAATAAAAGAGAAATCCTTTCATTTAACTTGCAAAACCCCTTCCCTGATTATTAATCTTACAGATATTCCTTTATATGTTCTCGTTAGTGAAGATAAGCATCGTTTAGATCTTGCTTATGATATTCCTGATAGAGAGCTTTTTGATTATAGTAAAAATAAAATAACTGAAAATAAAATAATTGAAGACCATAGTATACTAATTGGAAATAGATTTTTTCACCAAATTCAAGGCGAAACCGGAGCAAAGTTGTTATATGTCAGATACAATTAGATTATTTATAGGAACGAGCGAAAAGGAAGATTTCCTAATGGAACAGATATATATCTATTCCATTTATAAAAATTTGCCTGTAGACAGAAATATAGAAATAACTTTTTTGAGACCATCTATGTTTCCAGACTGGGATAGAAGTACCTGGGGTACACCTTTTACCTGTTTTAGATATGCAGTTCCAGAATTATGTAACTTTAAGGGCAGAGCTTTATATACAGATGTAGATATGATTAATTTTAGAAATATAGGACATCTATTTGATACGAACCTTGACGATAAACCTTTCGGGTTTGTATGGGATGCTTTATCAGATAATGGAAAATTAGGCAGAAGCCAAGGAAAGGGCAGAGGCTGGTGGTGTGATAGTGTTATGATATACGACTGTGAAAAAGCAAAACCATATATGGATAGTATAGATGTTATGCAGAAATGGAGCAAAAATAACAATACTAGCTATAAGTACAAGTTTGGTGAAAAACTAGGTATGCCACATAAAAAACAATCAAAAGAATTTGTAAATGTTATAGACCCTAGATGGAACTCTTTCGATGGAGCAGACCCTAGTAAAAGTGTAAGTGACGAAGACAGAGGGGACTTTTGGAAGAAAGAGCAGTTTTCTGCCGAATATATGTGGCAACTACATTTAACAGGATTATCTTACCAACCCTGGCACCCAAGGTACAATTGCTTTTCAAAAGCAACCCATTGGAGACAGGATTTAATGGAGATATGGTGGCGTTATGCCGATATTATAAGGAAAATGGAAAATGAGCGTACTATCATTAGATAAATTATTATCCCCAATAGGGATAAAAAGATTTATGGAAGAATACAAAGGTAAGAAGCACTTTATAATTAAGTCAAAAGACAATATATTTAAAGACCACTTTACTTGGGAGGAGTTTGAAAACTATCTTAATCAGTATAACATACAAGCGTGGGACAGAACACCACAACTACAAATAGTACTTCCAAATGGAAGAAAGTGGTGTAAGAAAAAGTCACCAGAAAAGAAAACTAGAGAACAAATATTAAAGTTATGGAGGACAGGTAGTAGTTTTATTATTACTTTGTCTGAATTTTTAAACAAAACAATGTGGAAACAAACGCAGGAATTTGAAAAGTTTTATGGCATAGGATGTGCTAATATATACTGTTCTAATAATAAAGAAGCAAAGACTTTTAATATCCATGCGGACTCCACAGACAACTTTCTTTTCCATGTTAGTGGAAAGATTAGATGGTATATATACAATGAGTTTGCCCCTGAAGGTCAACACGATCCAAGAAATCATAATGATTTTACTATAATGGAGACTGTTGATCTAGATGATGGAGATTTATTGTATATACCGAGAAAGCAGTATCACAAAGTTGATACTCTAAGCCCAAGAATATCAATCAGTTATCACTTCAGGGAACCTTATGAGGGCAATAAGTCACATTCGGAGACAGGAGCTAGAAGTAATTGGTATAATTGGAAGCCGGAGGATATATACAATGGCACAACCGAGTGAACAGTTTAGCGGCGATATGTCGAGAAACGAAGTTGAAATAGACCTTAATAAGTTTATGGCTATGGTTTCAGAAATTGGTGAATTAAAAGCTAAGATTATGGAACTAGAGAACGACAAAGAACCTGATAATCCATGGCAGAAATGGATATGGTTATCGCAAATGGTAGATTCATGGAGAATCTTCCCTAGAATGTTTTTAACTGTATACATAGTATTACTTTATAAGTGTACTATTTGGTTTATGGAACTACCGACACCAACCTTTGAGCAATCAGGGTTAATTTCAGTAGTTGTTGGGGCAGGAGCTGCGTGGTTTGGTCTTTATGCTGGAACAGCAAAAGATAAGATAAACTCAAAATAGTTCTTGACACCTGTTGATAAATTTAGTATAATATACTATATGAAAATAACAGAAACTAAACATAAACCAACCAAGTCAGATAAACCATGCCATTACTGTGGAACTACAGAAAATGAAGATGGATTATGTGGCGAGTATAAGTGCTGGAAATAAATGAATTTATTTTATTTAGACGAAGACTTAGACAAATCAGCTGAGTACCATGTTGACAAGCATATTGTTAAAATGCCTTTAGAGGCAGCACAGTTACTGTGTACAGCAATATGGGTCGACTCAGTACTAGGCTTTGTACCTCGTGCGCTTGACAAGGACGAACGAGAAGTACTAAACAGTAAGAAAGCTAAGATTAAACATCTTCCTATGGAAGAGCGACCTCTTACCCCTTATTTACCAATGATGTATAACCATCCTTGCACAATATGGGTTAGGTCGAGCTTAGATAACTTTGAGTGGACTCATTGTTACGCTAACGCGCTCAATGATGAGTACCACTATCGTTATGGCAAACAACACAAGTCTATAGTAGAAGTAGTAAATAAACTACCTGAGCCACAGAATATGCCTAGGTTAGGACAGACTCCTTTTCTTATGGCTATGCCAGACGAGTTAAAAAACGAAGATGATGTAATTCAATCGTATCGAGATTATTACCACCTAGACAAAGCAACCTTTGCAGAGTGGAAATATAGAGATAAGCCAGATTGGTGGAATGAAGATTTTGCTGATTATGAAAAGAGAATAACTAGATGATAAAAGTAATGATAGGCAAACATGCCTTAATGTTTAAAAAGGGAACTTCTGACGAAGAAATCAATAAAAAATTGTTAGAGTACAGACAGTTCCAAGTATTAAAAAGACCAATAGTGGTCAGGAAAAGTAATGGTGATGAATACCATATGCTTAATGGAGTAAGACTAAATGGCAAAAGACACTAAACAATCATTCCTAAACGCACTTATAGGAGTAAAGGAACCAACAATGGAAACAATGGAACACAGTCAAGTATTAAAACAAAATTTAAAAATACAGATCGATGCGGTAGAAGCAGAGATAGTAACAATTAAAGCTCAACTAGCGAAGAAGAAAGAATATCTAGCTAAGTTAGAGGGTGGTATTGAAGTATTAGAAGAATTGTCTAAAAATGACCATACATATAGTAGATAACTTTTACCCAAACCCAGACGAGGTTAGAGAAAATGCACTAAAGATGTATTTCTACCCTGGACGTAGAGGTAAAAAAATGCACTTTCCTGGGGACAGGACAGTAGGCACTTTCTCAAGTGAGAATAGACTATTTCTAAAGAACAAATTAGAAAAAACTATAGGTGCTAGAATAATAGAATTTCCAGCTAAAAACTCGAATGGAGCATTTACTCTTGGATTAAAAAAAGAAAACGAGTTTCTTAATTGGATTCACCACGATCAAGCAGGTAAGTTTGAGAGTGACTTAAAAAAGTCGGGAGGCAGAGCTTGGGCATGTATAGTATATTTACAACCTAAAGCACTTATTGGAACAGGTACTGGTTTATTTAGAAGTAAAAAAACAGGGCTTGTAACTAAGTCTGACGACTTAAAAATAGATACTAATGCAGGTTTTAAAGGAGAGTGGAAAGCCTCCAACCCAAACTGGGAACTACATACTTATGTTGGGAATGTATACAATAGATGTGTTATTTACCCAGCAAACTACTGGCATGCACCAATGAATGCTTCTTTTGGACATAACAAAGATACAGGAAGATTAGTGCAAGTCGGATTTTTTACAACGGAGAACAATTTATAATGGAATGGCACGACGCAAAATTTAACGAAGATGAGACCATTGCACTTATAACAAAATATATTCAGTCAACCTATAGTAAACACTATAGTATGAGTAAAATACAATCAACAGAGTTTATCTTTGATGCAGGACATGGCGAAGGATTTTGCATAGGCAATGTTATAAAATATGCCCAACGCTATGGAAAGAAAGACGGCAAGAATACTGCTGACTTATTAAAGATAATACATTATGCAATAATATTACTAGGGGTAGAAATTGAGAATCAAGAAACACGAAAACTTGACGGAAGCGAATATAGCTAAGGTTATAGCCGCCCTAGATGGGGAGAAGCCCATCACTAAAAAAGAAGCGTGTGGTATGCTGAATATAGCGTACAACACAACAAGATTAAAAAATATAATTGACAACCATATCGAAACTGTAGAGTTTAGGGACAGAAGAAAAGCACAAAACAAAGGAAAAGGTGCAAATTCCCAAGAAATAAAAATGGTAGTTCAAAGATATATTGATGGCGACAATGTTACTACAATAGCACAAGGTCTTTATAGGTCGCCAGCCTTTGTAAAAGGTATTATAGAAAGATTAGGTGTGCCTCAGAAGTTACCTGAAACAGATTATGCAGGACACAAAGAGGCAATGATACCAGACCAGTGCATAGCTGATTCTTTTGAAATAGGAGAAAAAGTATGGTGCGCTAGAAGGAATCATATGGCACAAGTACTTGATGTACACAAAGACCCGATGTATATGGAAAAATATGGAGCACAATGTTATAAATTATGGGTGGTAACGCCTTGTGATTTGAGCAAGAGTTTCTTTCCACATCTAGACGGGAGCAAAGCAGGTTACTATAGTCACGCGTTATCGTATGAACTAGGTAGTCTAAAACACTTACAACAATATTTGTAAAGAACTCATAAAATGAGAATAAGGAAAACATATGGATTATTTAATAGCATTTTGGCTATCTGGATGGGTCATAGTAATTTGGAAATTGGTTATACCAGCTTTTGAAATAGCAACCCTAGTGGATAAAGACAATGTAGTCCTTAAACATAAAAAATTTGTGATTGGTATAGTGCTGATTTTAGCCTTACCTCTCACGCCATTATTAATGTATGCCGCACTTGATGTTGGCAAACATAGAGAGAGATTCATTAGAAACTTTGTAACAGGATTATTAGGATGACACACGAAAGAATACACTGTGCTATTAAACTAAAAGCACTTATAGAGAAGCTAGATAAACTAGGAGAAGTAGAACCTCCTATGTTAAGTCATGCAATTGAAGACTGTAGAGCATTAGCTCGGGAGTTGAGATATGAATCAGAATTTATCTCTGGTCTCGAATAAAATTAAAATTGGAGTAGTTAGAAACCCTTACGAAAGAGTAATAACGGAGTACCATAATAGTCTTAATTATATAGGTCTAGATAATTGGCTACAAAAATATACAATGACTTCACAGAAGGAAATGTATAAAGATAGCGATATTTTAATAAGGTTAGAAGATTGGAAGCATGAACTACAGGAACATGAGTTAGTTGTGGAAGATACTTCTATTTTGGATAACTTATTTGTAGCACCTATGTGGGAGCAGTGGTACACACTAAAGTCTAAAAGTAGTGTTGCACTAATGTACAGGGAAGATATTACTACTTTTGGGTATAGCATATAGAATTTAGTTCTTGACTCTTGCTTAAACTTTTAGTATAATATATTTATATTAAGGAAATAAGCAATGAGCGATAGGTTTTATACACAAATGCTGGATACCACAGGTTGGTGCCCAGGTTATAAAAATACTATGACTCTTGCCGAATATGAACTAAAATTTAAATTAACAAGGAAAAGAAAAATGGCTTGGACAGACGAAATGAAAGCTCAGGCAGTAGAGATGTATACTGCAGAAGAACCTACTCCCGAAACGAGTATGGAAATAGTTAAAGTTGTAGCTGATGAATTAGGTGAGAGCCCAAATGGAGTCAGAATGATTTTAACAAAGGCAGGAGTTTATGTAAAGAAAACTCCAGCGGCTGGAACTAAATCTAGCGGAACTGGTGGTGGAACTAGAGTCTCTGTAGCAGGTGCTCAGGATGACTTAGCTTCAGCAATCACAGACGCAGGTAAAGAACCAGACACTGCAATTATCAGTAAGCTTACTGGTAAGGCTGCTCAGTATTTCGCACAGTTAATTAACGAACTGAACGACTAACTTTACCCCTTGAAGAACTCAGCTCGTAAGGGCTGGGTCTTCTTTTATCTATAGATTTGACCTTGCAAGATAATACCATTGATAGGACGCTAAAGGACTTTAACTACCTACAAGGAAACTCATGCAAAAAGATGATTTTATAAAGAACGTCAGTAATGCGGGCGACGCCATCATTACCTATCGTAGTCAAAATAGTCGCAGAATGAAATATAATGTTTGCACTATGGATTTTGACAATAAGCATATTCAGACTAAAAAGAATAGGGCTACACCAAACAATAATCAAGTATTACTTTTTTGTTGGGATTGTGATAGCTACAGGCTTTTAGCACCTGAGAATGTTACTTCCATTGTTCCTTTATCAGCGATATTGAAGAATGATAGAACTACATAATGCGCCCCCTGTATATGAAAAGCTAATACATTACAATGAAGAAAAACACGAGAGAGTTTACCTTACTGTAAATAGCTTTAGAAATATAGAATACCTACATATTAGGAAATATTACCTAGACTTTGACGAAGAATGGAAACCGACACGGGACGGCTTAGCTATGCCTATAGACTTTAATAATAGCAAGGCTCTGTTTGAGGGGTTAGTTGAGATTCTATCTATCTCCGAAGTCAAAACAGTTCTTGAAACTCATTTCAAGGATGTATTAGATAAGATTTATTTATAACTCACAAAAATAATACTTGACAAATCCTTAAATTTTCTGTATAATATATGTATGAATAAGACAGAATACCTAGAATATTGTAATCAGAAGTATGCTGAAGGCAATCCTATATTGCCGGACGAGGTATACGACAGACTTACAGAAAACACTGTACTACAAAATAAAGTAGGCTATGTAGAAGTAGGAGAACAAAGATTCAAACACCCTTTCCCAATGTATTCATTACAAAAGGTCTTTATCGGAGAAGATGAGGAACCAAAATGGGACACCACAAAAGCAACTATTATGACTCCTAAACTGGACGGTGCAGCTGTATCTATAACTTATATAGATGGCGTATTATCTCAGGCGTTAACACGTGGCGATGGCAAAGAAGGGCTAGATATTACTGATAAAATTAAAACTATAGTTCCAAATAAAATCTTTAGAACTCAACTTACCCAAATTACAGGTGAGATTGTAGCTCCAAAGGAAATACCTAATGCTAGAAATTATGCAGCAGGTGCATTGAACTTAAAAAGTACAAAAGAATTTCAGTCTCGTGACTTGACTTTCATAGCCTACGGCTGTTCACCAGCCATCTGTCCAGATTGGATAGGAGATATGGGTATGTTAGCGAGTATGGGACTAAACACAGTCACCCAAAGTGATTATAGCCAGTTCCCTCAGGACGGTAAAGTGGTAAGAGTCGACTCTAATATATATTTTGAATCGTTAGGCTACACCGCACACCACCCTAGAGGTAGCTTTGCTCTAAAAACTAGGCAAGCAGGAGTTGTTACTCGATTATTAGATGTTGAATGGAATGTCGGTAAATCAGGTGCAGTTTCACCAGTCGCTATACTCGAACCTTGTGTGATAGGAGAAGCAACCATATCAAGAGCTACACTGCATAACATTGCATATATTGAAGCTCTTGACTTAGAAATAGGTTGTAATGTAGAAGTAATAAGAAGTGGGGAGATAATCCCAAGAATTGTAAAAAGAGTATGATTTCTAAAATAAAACACTATACTTACTTAACTGTAGATGAGCTTTATGATGCCCTACAGTTAAGAGTCGATGGTTTTATTGTCCGTAACAAAGTATGTTACCAGGACTTAGAAGATAAGTACGACAAACACCAGTATTGGATGCTTTGGTATCATAAAGGTGTTATGGTTGGAGTAAATGCACTATGCGACAGAAAAACTTTCTATGGAGATAACGGAGTATCTTACAGATATCCTGCTTTTCGTAGACAAGCTTGGAGGTCTGATTACAAAGGTGGGTGTACCAAAAGAGATTTAACTAAAGGGAAAGAATTTTGTATGAAACAATGGGGCAGTCCCAGAATGATGTGTGAAATAACTTATGAGGGAGGTAAACAACCTTTCTTAGACTTTGGATTTAAAGAAGTTGGTACAAATATAGATTCGGCTGGAAGAACCAATTGGATTTTTGTATATGAACCCGATACTTATTAATATAGATGTTACTGGTCTTTGTAATGAGACCTGTAACTATTGTCCTCGTAGTAGTGGTTATCCAAATGCCAAGCACTATATGAGTATTAGAACATTCGGCAAGTTTGTTTCTAGCTTAGAGGGGTTTGAAGGATATGTGTGTTTCACAGGTAGAGGAGAAAATTCCTTACACCCTGATTTCGGCACTTTAGCTCGAATGTTGCACAATCCAAATAGAACGTATAGAACAAGAATCCTAACTAATGGATATAAATTAGCGGAGCGTATGGCTACTTTTGATTTGTTTGATAGTCTTATAATTAACAGTTATAAATCTAAAGAACAGATGGAAGAAAGAAAAAAGATTATGCCTAGAGCTCAACATAGATACTGGGATCAGAATATGAAACCTGAAGAATGGGGCGAAACGCCTATTCAAGTATCAAATAGAAGTGATATATACAATCGTATTGCCACCGATAGGTCAGCAATTAATGAAGTATGTATATTACCTATGACAAAAGGCTGGGTACATTGGGATGGCAGTATACAACTATGTTGTAATGACTGGACAGACACTAATGTATTTGGTAATATAAACACAGACAACTTTTTTGATGTATGGAAAAATAACCCTGAGTTACAGAAGTTAAAAGAAGAATTAGCCAAAGGCAATAGAAAATATAACCCAATCTGTGCAACATGCAACAGATTACCGACTTCGAGAGATAAGAATAAAATAAAATGGTTGAAAACCTTAAACATGATGTAGACTCAATAGTCAACCTTAGTGGTGGACTAGAATGTGCAGCTGCCTTATGGTACGCTAAAGCTAAAGGATATAATCCTGTGGCTCTACATTTATATAATAAAGTTTGGGGGGAGAGCGCAGACGCACAGCTCGAAGCGGCTCAAAAACAAGCTGACCTAATGAAAGTAAGACTTCTAGTAGACGAAGCAAACATGCCCCAAGACTGGAAAGTTAATAACTATCCTGTTCTTCAACATCAATCAGCTATATGCACATTAATTCAAGGTAATCGAAAGATTAAATGGAAAGCCATTATATGGGGTGCTAACTCAGATGATTCATTCAAACAAAGATTACAATTAAAATTTCCATTCCGTGCTTTAGCCTGTGGATGGAGCAGGACGCTAGACCCACACGGGATTCATCCTCGCCATATATTACAACTGCCTATTAATCTATTCCCTTTTGAATGGATGCAGAAATCAGAGATTGTGGCAGCATTGATACAAGCTAAACCAGACTTACTGGAATTAGTACATAGTTGTACCAAAACGATAAACAAAAAACCTTGTGAAGTTTGTACTAAATGTATAGAACTTGCGTATGCTAAAAAAGCAGCGTGGAAGTCAGTACATAAACAACAAGAAGGCGACTTACGAATATGAGTGCTGGTGGGATTTATAATCACACTTATTTTGATAACCATCCTCTTGAAAAAGAGAAAGCAGGATTGCTCTACGGAATTGTCCTTGTGAATACAGTAACATGGGAACGAGAAACAATAAAAGTAGGAATCGCAAAAGGAACAACATTCAAAGACGTCGTTCGACGAGGGCGTGGCTTTACCAATTACGAAATAAGAATACAGAGAATTTGGAACGGGACGATATACGATTGTTGGAGATGGGAACAGAAACTACACAAGAAATATGAAATTGACAGACATAAAACAGCACATAAGTTCGGTGGTCACACCGAATGTTTCTGCATGGACTCAAAAATATTGGAGGACTTCCCCAAAAAGCATGAAATATTTAGGGATTAGTGAAGGGTTTCATGACGCTGGAGTAGCAGTCATGAGAAATAATGAAATTTTATTTGCAACACATGCAGAGAGGTATACTCGTGTAAAGAATACTCGATGGGTACCTGACTATTTAAAAACTACTGACCACGATGTTAGTGTTTTTTATGAAGATATTAAGTTAAAAAACGAAAGACGAGAACAACATCATATGAAACCCCATGAAGGGAATGAGTATGATGAATTTGTAGGACACCATGAGAGTCATATGGCAGCAGGATATTATACTGCTCCTTTTAAAGATGATGTAGTATGCGTTGTAATAGATGCAATCGGTGAGTATGATACAGCAACTATCTGGAAAGATAGAAAGAAAGTCTGGAGCAAAAGATACCCTAGTAGTTTAGGTCTATTCTATAGTGCTATCACGAAACGCATCGGATTAAAACCAAACGAAGATGAATACATTACAATGGGTATGGCAGCTTATGGCACTCCTAGTATTGATATGGGTGATATAATAAATACGAATCTACACAAAGGAATTAGTATTAACAAATGGTTTTGGCAAACTCCTGAAGATATAGCGGCTTCAGCTCAGTTGTTTTTAGAACATGAGATACATAACATAATGTTAGAGGCTAGAAAGTACGGAAGAAAATTAGTTTATGGAGGTGGAGTAGCATTAAACTGCGTGGCAAATTCAAAAATAAGACCAATGTTTGATGATATGTGGATATTTCCAAGCCCAGGTGACGCTGGGAGTGCATTAGGTTGTATACTTGCTCACAGAAAAGAGCATATAAACTTCAAAGATTGTTTTTTAGGACATAATATAGATCAAGAAATAAATCCAGTAGAAGTAGTAAAAGAAATTATAAGTAATAAAGTAGTTGGAATAGCTAATGGCAAAGCTGAGTTCGGACCTCGTGCTTTTGGTAACAGAAGTTTACTAGGAGATGTTAGGTTCGATATCAAAGATACAGTCAATGCGATTAAACGCAGACAGAAATTTAGACCATTTGCTCCAGCAATATTAGAGGAATACGTAGATGAATATTTTGAAGGGTATACTAATGAGTATATGCAATTCGTGGCAAAAGCAAAACACGACTATAGTTCGGTCACACATGTTGATGGGACAGCACGAGTACAAGTGGTTCGCAAAGACTGCACCTCAGCACTACGACGTATACTAGAGGTGTACTATGATATTACTAAAGTACCTATGTTATTAAACACCAGTTTGAATATTAAAGGTGAACCTATGGTTAACACTTGGGAGCAGGCATTAGACTTTCAGCATAAGTATGGAGTAAAAGTATTTTGATTTATTGGAATGGATGTAGCTTTGTACAAGGCATGGAAATAGAAAGAGTTCAAGACCAGTTTGCTTGGATAGTATCGAATCATTTTGGACAAGATATGTTAAGGCACTCCAAAGTAGGAGGGAGCAACGACAGAATTTTTAGGAATATGATAGATGATTTTATGCATCCCCAAGGAATTACTGCAAATGATCAAGTCTGGGGTAAGGTGGCAGCCGATCCAGTAAAGATTGTCGCAGCAAGACCTAAAATGGTTATCATAGTTTGGTCAAATATAAACAGATTTGAATATTTAAATCGTGCTAATAATACTTGGAGGCAAGCTGCTTGGACAAGACATAGAATGGCTATGGACGATTTCACTGTAAGCGACGATTCAGAGATGCACTATCACCCAGACATGAATAGACCTCAGTGGGAAGGAGTAAATAATTATGGAAGAAGTGTCCGGAACGCTCCCTCTAATTTAATAGAAACTTTAAATTATATGCTAGCAGTAAAGAATATGTTAGAACTTCAAAAAGTTCCTTACTTATTTTATAATATGAGTGATGGACAAATAAAACCCGTATGGAGAACACTAAACGAACAGAAAAAAGAAGGTGCTAACATTACATGGAAGCAGCAAACCCTTAATGGAAAACACTACAAAGAATTATTACCGCATATGAAAGAAGAAGCTTTTTATGACATGTGCATCAGAAAAAAAGTCCCATTTGGACCAAGAGACCATCCGTTACACGAAGGAAACAGGCTAATGGCGGACAGAATTATAAAGGATATATATGATAAAAAAATGGATAAAGTCTTTAACTAAAAAAGTTAAAGCATTATGGTTTCAGATTAAACATCGTGGAAAATACATCGAGGATACTCACATCTATGAGGACTAACTATAAAGGTGATGTAAATTTTATAGTTACCAATATAAAAATAGTTCTTGACAGATGCCCAAACTTTTTGTATAATATGTTATATATTTAGAAAGGAAACCGTAAGTGAGAAAAATTATACCACCGACTAACTGCCCTTCATGTGATAGTGAGTTAGAGTTCGTTAATGACCAGTTATTCTGTAAAAACGACTCATGCCCTTCACAATGGGATAAGAAAGTGGTCAACTTCGCTTCTAGTCTAAAAATTAAAGGGCTTGGTCCTGCAGCTGTAAGTAAGCTGGAAATCCAAGATTACGAAGAATTGTATTCATTAACTGTAGAAGATTTACAGTCAAGATTAGGTTCAGTTAAATTAGGAGAGAAACTCTATATTGAGATTCAAAAGTCTAAAGAAACTCCGCTAGTAAAATTAATACCGGCATTTTCGATTCCACTTATTGGTCAATCAGCTTCTCAAAAACTATGCAATACTATATCTCATATTGAAGATATAAGCGAGATAAAATGCTCCGAAGCGGGTATTGGTCCAAAAGCAACTACTAATTTAATTAACTGGTTAGAAACTGAATACTACCCAAATAACTACAACAACTTGCCTTTCAACTGGAAAAATAAAATACTAGAAAAGAAACAGGTCAAGGGTGTTATATGCATTAGTGGTAGACTGAAAAGTTATCCGACTAAAGCTCATGCAGAGCAAGTGCTTAGTCAATATGGATTTATCGTAAAATCAAGTCTAACTAAAGACTGTACTCATTTGGTTAATGAGTCAGGAATCGAGTCAGCAAAAACAATGGCGGCGCAAGAACGCGGTGTCGTAATAATAACAAACCTAAAACATTTATTAGAGGAATAATAAAATGGCATTACCAAAATGGACAGATGAAAGAACTTCAGAATTGACTTCTTTTGTTGGGGATGAGAGCCCTATATCTCAAACTACTGTTGCTTCAGCAGCAGAGCAACTAGAAACTTCAGTAAGAAGTGTATCTAGTAAATTAAGAAAGATGGGTTTTGACGTTGAACTAGCTTCAGCATCAGCTTCTAAATCTTTCTCAGATGAGCAAGAAGCTACTTTAAGTAACTTTGTAACAGATAACTCTGGCTCATACACATATGCAGACATCGCTGCAAACTTTGAAGGCGGAGCATTTACTGCTAAGTCAATTCAAGGTAAAATCCTTTCTATGCAACTTACAGAGCATGTTAAACCTGCTCCTAAAGTTGAGACTGTAAAGTCTTACAACGAGGATGAAGAAGGACAATTCGTTTCATTAGTAAACGATGGTGCTTTCATTGAAGATATCGCAGAAGCTCTAGGTAGAAGTGTAAACTCTATCAGAGGAAAAGCTTTATCACTTCTTAGAGCTGGGGAAATCAACGCGATTCCTAAGCAAAAAGAAACTAAAGGTTCTAGCAAAGCTGATCCTTTAGCAGACTTAGATATTAACAGCATGACTGTTGAGTCTATCGCTGATACAATCGGCAAAACAGTAAGAGGCGTGAAAACAATGCTTACTAGAAGAGGTCTACAAAGCTCAGACTATAACGGAGCTGCTAAAAAAGATATCGGCTAATACCTGATTTCATCTTGGCGATAGGTTGCTTTCAGTAGCCTATCGCTTTTTATTAATATAAAATTGTCTTGGGAGATTCAATTTGACACTAGAAAGTGCATTACTGAAGCAAATCTTGTCGCTTGGCGATTTTGATACTTGGAACGGATTAAAACAACATTATCTACCTGAAGGTGAATACCGAAAGATGTGGAAAGTTGTTGACAAACACGTTGACAAATATAAAAATCTACCAACATTTGAAGAACTTAAACTTGAAGTTCGTTCTTCTGATATGCAAGAAAAACTTTACGCTATCGAAACTGTAGAAACAGATGTCGATGCATCCCTATTGTTAGATTATCTCAAGAATCAATATACACAATCAGAAATTCTATCTTCAATCGAAGGCTACGTAGAAAACCAAATCGCAATATCAGACGCAAGAGAAAACATTGATTTACTTCAAGAAATTGTCGTGTCTGTAGAAGATAAAGTAGATACTCAGGATGCAAATGAGAGTATGGAAACGATAGAATTATTTGATGATGAAGAAGAATACAAAAAACGAATTACTTTAGGCTTGAATCAAGACTTCGACCTAGAGTACTCATTCAAATCAGATGAGCTTATACTACTTGGTGCTAAGTCAGGTGGTGGTAAGTCTTTAGTGTGTTGTAACATAGCTAGTGCAATAAGAAAACAAGGTCGTAGCGCTTTGTACTTTACAATAGAAATGAATAGCAAAGACATTCTACAAAGAATAGTAGCAATCGAAACCGAAGTAGATTGTAACAGATTAATACATCAAAATTTAGAGCCACATGAATGGAATAAAGTAGGAGCTTGGTGGGCTAATAGATTCACAGATGGAGAAACAGTCTTAGCAGACTATAAAAACTTAGACAAATCAAACTTTAAAGAGTTTCATACAAAGCTAGTCAGAAATAGAATTGACTACAGCAAACCACAAATAGAAATTTATTATGACCCTGCACTTACCACAGCAAAAATTGCTAGTGTTGTAAGGCAGAATTTAATGAAGTTACATAATCCAGGTGTAATTATTATTGATTACTTAAACCAAGTAAAAAGAACAGGCAATGTTAAAGCAGGTCAGTATGACTGGACAGAACAGATAGAAATATCTAAATATTTTAAACAGTTGGCACAAGAGTATAATACTACTACTGTGACAGCGATTCAAACGAAAGCAGACGGTTCTGCTAAATTCTCAACCAATGTCGATAATGCTGTAGATGCTTTCTATAGTATAGATCACTTCGACCAATCAGAAGCTATGAAATTCTCCTGCCAAAAAAGGCGTAATGCTAGAGTTGCAGGATTCACGAGTGAGATGAATTGGAGTACACTTAAAATCGGGCCACACACAGCAATGGACCCAGATGAGAAAGCCGAGCTGAAAGAAACTATGGGAAAAACAGGAGAAGAGGTTAACGACGTACCTTGGTAATATGATACTATACACAGAAGAACAATTAATGATTGCATATACTCGACATATAAGAGAAGTGCACAAACTACAACACGTACCTATTCCTTCATTAGAAGAATTTAGAAAAATCTATGAAGATGAATGGACACAAAGATACAAGGAGATGAATAATGGCGGATGATAGAGTAAGTAGAGAAACTGCTGAATTAATCCCTCTCCCACCACATACATGGTATGTGAGAACTATTGGATGGATGTTAGAACAAGACAAAGTAAAAGAAAATATTGCTAATGTTCCACCCAATGAAAAATTAACGAACAGTCTGCGGCAGCACGGGGTCAAATCTCCCATCCTGTGTATGCCCAACTGGTACCCCATTGCAGGCTCTCAAAGAATGAGGGCCGCGGTGGACCTACCGGAAATACACGACCAACAAATAAGAGTATGCCGCTTCGATAAGGAGTGGTGGCTTTTATATTATCTATGGGGAGATGAAGATTTTAGGGATAAAGCAGTAGCTGTCTGGTTCCAGATGGCAGAGTTAGCTTGGAAATCCATGTACTACGAAGATAAAGTAGACCCTGACGGAGTAGATATGAGAGAATTTGAAAGAATAGGGGATACTTTAAAGTGGAAACACGATAGAAATGACCCAAAATACAAGTGAAACAACGAAAAATAATTCTTGACACCGGGTTAAAAATTTGATATACTATATATAATTATGACAGCAGAAGAACTTTTACAAGAGAAAGGAGTAAATTATCAAATAAGTGGTAAGGATGCTACTGTACTCTGCTTAAACCCAGAACATGATGATTCCCACCCGTCAATGAGAATTGATAGAGTGACAGGAGTATTCAACTGTTTTTCCTGTGGTTTTAAAGGAAATTTGTTTACATACTATGGAGCCCCTTCTAGCCCTTTGGAAGTAAGGCTTCATCGTATTCGTGAAGCAATAACGAAAGTTAAGTCTCAAACAGTAGGTATTCAATTACCTAAAGAGAGAATAAGATGGTCAGGTGGACCGCTTAGAAATATATCAGAGCAGACTCTAGGTATATGGGATGCGTTTACTTGGAACACTCCTAAGTTTGAAGGCAGAATTATCTTTCCAATCCGTAACATCACAGGAAAAACTGTTGCCTTAATCGGAAGATTAATCAGTGAAGCTAGTATGGGACAATCAAAGTACTATATCTATCCTGGCGGGGCGGAAATGCCCTTTTGCCCTGCCAAGGTTAAGCTTATACAGAACAGAGTTATTCTAGTAGAAGGCATATTCGATGCTTTAAACTTATGGGACAAAGGTCTTAAGAATACTGTTTGCTGTTTTGGCACACAACAAGTCAACTGGGTAAAATTATCCTTACTAAAAATGCAGGGAGTACAAGGAGTCGACATCATGTTTGATGGAGATGAGGCAGGTAATAGAGCTGCAGAAGCAGCCAAAGGTTTAGCCGAGTCCTTAGAAATGTCAGCAAGGGTAGTAACTTTACCCCTAAACACAGACCCTGGTAACTTAAACCGTGACCAGATAGAAAGATTAAAGAAACAATTATATGGTGAATAATATAACCAGTGCTAACGAACGCTGGACAGAATACGATTACGAAATATGTGTCGCGAATGATTGGGACATAGAATTTTGTGCGGAACACCTTCGCAGAAGTATTGTCGCTATAAGAAAAGCAAAACAAAAATATGCTCTTACTTATTATAAACCTTCCCTGTGGGAGAAAGGTGGAAAGACATGGAACCCATTAGCTATAAAAGTACTAATTCAACATAAGAAGAAAGCAATTGCTGAGAAAACTATAATGGATAAGTCTTGGTGGCACACATTACAAATAGAGTTGCAAGAGATAGAAGGTTTCTATAGAAACTACAAACAATGCGATACAAAACTAGCAAATTACATGAACAAAGAGGAAAAATGAAAATAGGATTAATAGAAACAAAAGCATCATCAACTAACTGGGATAGATATTTCGATTTTGAGGTAGATAGATATGCACTATGTTCAAATTCTAGTGTTAAAAAAGTTTTAAAAAAAGATGTAGATATAGAAATAGATATCGATGCGTATGATTGGCTCATTCTTGTAGGTTCAGAAGCCTTCAAAATGTATACAAAAAAGACATCGGTAACAGAGTTCAATGGAAAAGTTTGCGATTCTAAGTTTTTAGGTTTAATTAATCCCGCAATGATTAAGTTCAAACCAGAAGCAAAGACAGAATTCGAGCGTGCAATCGAGAGTATAACTAAGTATGTAAGCGGAGAATTAAAACAAGAAAGATTAGGTGAAGATAAATGTTATGGAATTACGGAAACAAGTGACTTAATAACTTATCTTAATAAAGCACTAGCAGACCCAAAAGATTATGTCGCACTAGATAGTGAAACATCTGCATTATATTGTAGAGATGGGTATATGTTAGGGTTCTCTATGTCATATGAACCTGACCATGGAGTCTATGTAGATTGCGAAGCTATAGATGAAGAAGCCGAACAACTTATGCAAAAGATATTTGATACTAAAAGAATAGTCTTTCATAATAGTAAGTTTGATATACAATGGTTTGAGTACCATTTCAACTTTAAGTTTCCAAGATTTGAAGATACAATGATGATGCACTATATGTTTGATGAACAACCTGGAAAGCATGGTCTTAAACAGTTAGCAATAAAACATACTCCTTATGGAGACTATGAACAAGAATTAGATCAGTGGAGAGAAAGTTATTGTAAAACCCATGGAATACTTAAAGGAGATTTTAGCTATGACTTGATACCTTTTGAAGTTATGAAATCATATGCAGCAATGGATGCTATCGTCACTTTCCTATTATTTGAAAAGTTTGAAGCACCTCTTAAGTCTAACAGTAAACTTTACTGGGTATATCAGAATCTACTTATTGAAGGAGTAAGGTTCTTAAAAGATGCAGAAAGCAATGGTGTGCCTTTCGATAAGACTAGACTAGAGTTTGGTCAAAAGCGTATGCAAGAAGATATAGATAGTGCAGTAGCCGAACTATATAAGTTCCCCCAAATTAAAACATTTGAAGCAGCTAAAGGCTCAGACTTCAACCCCAATTCAACAGTTCAACTTAGAGAGTTACTATTTGACTATTTAAATCTGACCCCAACGGGTAAGAAAACAGGTACTGGAGCTCACAGCACAGACGCGGAAGTTCTCGGACAACTTGCGGAAGAACACGAAGTTCCTAAACATATTCTTGAGATAAGACAGAAAGTTAAGATTAAAACTACTTACCTTGATAAAATTATACCTAACTTAGATAGAGATTCAAGGCTTCGTACAAATTTTAACCTACACGGAACTACATCCGGAAGGCTGTCATCTAGTGGTAAACTAAATATGCAACAGCTTCCAAGAGATAATCCGACTGTAAAAGGTTGTATAAAAGCAAAAACAGGGTATAAGATAGTTGCAATGGATCTAACAACAGCAGAGGTTTACTGTGCTGCAATACTTGCCAAAGATTTAGGGTTACAGAATGTATTTAAGTCAGGTGGTAATTTCCACAGTACTATTGCTAAACAAGTATTCAGACTACCAGGAAACGTAGAAGAAGTTGCAGAGTTCTATCCTGCCAAAAGACAACAGGCAAAAGCCGTTACCTTTGGTATTATGTATGGAGCAGGTCCGAAAAAAATTAGTGAACAGGTCACGAAGGATAGTGGAGAATATTTCTCACCAGGTCAAGCGAAAGAAGTTATTGATGATTACTTCGAGGCTTTTCCTAAGTTAAAACAATGGTTAGATGATACTAAAGATTTTATTCAAGCCAATGGCTATGTCTATTCTCATTTTGGAAGAAAGAGAAGACTACCAAATGTTTTCAGTAAAGATAAAGGTATTGCATCTCACGAAGTTCGTAGTGGTGTAAATGCCCTCGTTCAATCTGTGTCTAGTGATATAAATTTATTAGGTGCGATTGATATGCAAAAGCATATTGTTGAGACAGGAATGGATGCTAAGATATTTGCACTTGTTCATGATTCAGTTCTAGCAGAAGTACGAGAAGATTTAGTAGAAGATTATAGTATCAAATTGAGACTATGTATTCAAAAAGACAGAGGATTAATGATTCCAGGCTCCCCAGTTGGATGTGACTTTGATGTTGCAGATGACTATAGTTTAGGAAAGTTTGAAAAGCTTTATGGTCTTTGAGAATTTAAAAACTTGTTTTATACATATACCTAAATGTGGGGGCACTAGTGTGTCTACTGCTTACATACATACTTTGCCAGATAGAGGAAAAGTAATAGCAGCTAAGACATGGAGTGCAGGATTAGAAGCTAAAATAAGTAGGATTATTGGCAGAGATAATGAGCGTCAAACACTCTATAATATGCATGCAAGCTATGATAAATACTACCCCGTATATAGAGATTATAAGTTTATTACTCAAGTAAGAAATCCTATTACTAGATTCGCTAGTATATGGAAACATCTTTCTAGTCTAGGTTTAGTAGACACTTCTTTTGTAAAGTGGGTACCTCGTGCAATTGGTGCGTTAAGAGAAGGACACTGGGCAAAATCTTTAGATAATCCTGAGGAGTACATACAAATGCTGTCATGCGTAAACCCAATGTTTGATGCAAGTCTTTTATTAAAGCATCAGTTCCTTTATATTGCAGGCGGAGAAGTAGAAGTACATAAATTAGAAGATGGTACTATCTGGGAAGCAGTAGGACTTAAAAAGACGTATAAAAACACTAGCGCACCTATTTGGAAGGGTGAGTGGACAAAAGAGAATAAAATTTTAGTTAGAGACTACTATGAAAGAGACTTTGAAAAATTCGGGTATTGATAGTATAATGCCATCAGGTGGTGGTATTGAAACAGCTGCGGCTGTTGCCTGGGCAGTGGGTAAAGGGTATAAACCCTTTTTATTTACAGAAGTTGTAGATAGAGATAATCCTGCTGTAAAAGGAATGACAAGAGCAACACAAGATATAGCAGAGTATTTTAATGTACCCTTTAAAGTAGTATATAATGATATACCAATGGATAATTTAAATGTTCCAATTACTGACTTTGCTTTTACAAATGTAATTAAATTAGTTTTAGGAAATCCTAGTCTTAGATTTAAGTACCTTATAAATGGGGGTAATGCAGAAGATAGTATGCAACAAAGAGTACAGATACGATATCTACAAAGAATAATTGCAAGTAGATGGAGTTACCAACATGATATGCATGGAGTAAAGTGGGATGCTTTTATAAATATGCCAATATCATTATTTCCATTAGAGTATCTTACTAAATCAGAAATTATAGGTATAGTTATGCAAGAGCACCCAGAATTAGTAAAGAAAATTTGGACTTGTGTTTCTCCTATAAAACAAGAAAATAATTATAAACAATGTAAAAAGTGTAGTAAATGTACAGAATGGAGCTCTGCACTTAGAGTAGCTAAACAAGCAAGATTAAAAATACAGGAAGGATTAAACTATGAGCATAATTTGCGTAAGTAAAACATGGGAAGAACTAACAAAAGAAGAATTATATAGAATAATACAGTTAAGAATTGAAGGTTTTATAGTAAACAATGGAACTTGTTATCAAGATTTAGAACAGTACTATGACCACAATGGCTGGTATCTGATGCATTATGATAGTGTTCAAGGAATGCACCCTCAGGCAATGGTGGGCGCAACTCAGTATTGTACTCTTAAAACTTTCTATGGTGATGATGGAGAAGCTTATAGTTACCCTGCATGGCGTAGACAAGTATGGGTACCCGGCTATAGAGACCCAAAAGAAGAACAAAGACATGCTATAGCAGCTGCTATGAAGTACACAGGAAGTCACATGACAATGTGTGAAGTTATGGAAGAGAGATTTGCACAACATATTATAGGTTTAGGTTGGAAACTTATTACTAAAGAGCCTTATCTAGATGATGCAGGTAGACCTAACTGGGTTATGATTCCTGATGGAGAAAGATTTAAGGAAATGTATGACATTAAATAGTAAACAACAACAGTTACTTCAAGCAATAAGAAATAATATATTACCTTTTGACTTGGATGTTGATAAAGAATGGCTAATGGATAAAGCTATGCAGGAGACTAGAAAACAGTTCTATCATCATGGTAATAAAGAGGAAAGAGTTGAGGGGTATACTTTTGCACATATAAACTACCCAGAGTTGCTTCCTATTGCAAAAAGTCACTTTGGAGTAAATATACAAGGTAAGTTTAATATGAAATTTGTTTATATTGCTCCTAACACAAAAATAAAATGGCATAAAGACTGGGGTACAAAGTGTGCTTTTAATTGGATTATAAATGATAATTCAGCTAAAGTATCTTTTAGAAATGGAAATTTTAAGTATAAAAGTGCTATTTTAAATACACAAGCAGAACATATGGTACAAAATAATGATAAAGAAAGAATACTATTTAAAATATCGTTATTTGATACATCGTACGAGGATACATGCAAAAAGTTTATTACCCAATTTATGTAATACATAGTGATAATGTAGAAGAACTAGATGGCATACTTTGGTTAGATGACCAAGTACTAGATGACAAGAACATGCAAGGCGAGGAGCTAGGGATTAGAAGATTACAAACGCCAATGAAAAGTATCTATCCTTTAAGATATATGATTGAAGATGAAATCGGTATGTTAAAGCATAGAGGAACAACCTTTATAGATAGTAAAGGAAATATTGTAATAAAAGAAAAAAGTAGAAATGCTAAGCTTATTTATCATAAGATATTAAAGCGTCAACTGAAAGATGTTGCTACTATTGTATGGTTAAAGGGTATTCCTTTTCCATTTAAAGAACGCAGACCTCCCCCTTCTAACTGTAGCTGGGCAGGAGTGTTGCATTTATCGGGGCTTCCATGGAAAATTTGGGAGTATTGTGAAGAAAAGAAAAAAGATACTTGGAGAAAGGTATAATGAATTTATGGAGATTATGGGCAAAGTCCCTAGGAGAAAAAGTTGGATACGATAGAGAAGCTGATGTTGTCGCTATTATGCGTAGTTGTATTATCTTACTTAACCTTATTACTTGTTGCTTTATTATAGCAAATGTAATAAGACATTGGGATGCGGGGGTAGACACAATTGTAGAGGTTAAATGCTACAAAACTTATCATGGTATAGAGCACTGTGAGTAAAGGTTCTAAACGCAGAGGCGGAAATGAAGAAGCTTACAGAGATAATTGGGATAAGATATTTAGCAAAAAGAAGAAAGAAACAATAACAGAACACTCTACATATTTTGATTCAGAATTTGAAGAAGAATGCAGAGAAAGATATGGCGATAATATGCCAGATATAGGAGAAGATAATGGATAGAGCTGACGTAGAGGAACTAATGAGATCTTTAGAGGACGGCATTTGCCTAGTGAACTATACAAGTTTACTTAGTGGAGAATTGAAAGAAAGAGAGTTAACAACGTGTCCTATGTATATACCAGACGGAAAGGGGTTAACTTTTAAACAGAGTGCAAATCAAATGGATAAATGCCTAGCCTATGATGTAGAATTTCAAAGATGGGATGATATTGATGTAGAAACAATAAATAGTTGGCATAGGATAGAGGGCGAATAATGAGAATAGTAGCTTTTTATACTCCAAGTTATTCGCATATAGTTAAAAACCTTACAGCTAGTATTGAAAAATTTGGGTATGATTATACTATATATGAAGTCGAAGATAGAGGTTGTTGGGAAAAGAATTGTGCCCAAAAGCCTGAGGTAATTTTTAGAGCTATGCAAGAGTATGAAGACGATATACTTTATTTAGACGCGGATGCTATGATATTAAGAGAACTTCCCTTACATGAGTTATTTGGAGATACTATGATGTTTTACCTTCTTCAATGGGAATACGAAGGTAAAAAAGTAAATGAACTTATTTCAGCTACTATTTACATACCATACAATTTAAATAATTTAGATTTAGTTAAGCAATGGGAAGAACACCAAAAGGAAGACTCCATGATTTGGGACCAACAAACACTAGGGGAAGTACTAAACAAACTTAAAGATTATAAATTTAATACTCTATCAGCAGAGTGGAACTATATAGAAAAATACCATGCTCCCTTTCTCACTTTAGACCCGATTATTATACAAAGTCAAGCAAGTAGGACTATGAAAGATGTTTAAATTACAAGAAATGATAAGCAACGCAATTAGTAAATTCTTTGAGTGGAGTTTCCAGCGTAATGCCAACAAACAATTTAGGAAAAAGAAATGATAGAATCAATTTTAAATAACACATGGTTCATTAACTTATGGCCATGGGCATTAATATTCGTGACTGGAGTTTGGTTTGAGAACAGGAAAAAGAAATGAAAAAACAAGATTACTTTATAGTAAAAAACTTTTTATCTTCCCATGAGTGCGAAGATTACGCTGCTTTCACAAGAATATTTGATGCTAATCCTACATTGGAAGTAGGTTTAAAAACAAAAAATAAAAGAGACATACATATGGTGAATAGAATATATTATACCATAAGAGGTATGACTAAACACCTAAGACCTTTAAGAAATATGGCAAATGAATACTATAATTTAGATCTTAAGTTTCCTAAAGCACCGCAAATTTACGCACATATTATGGAGTACAGTACTCCGGGGCAAGGGCTAGAGTGGCATGCGGAACCTAGTATATCTGATGTTTCTGTATCTATTAATTTATCAGAGCCCTGGGAATACGAAGGAGCAAACTTTGAATTAAAAGCAAATCCTATTTTAAATTTAAAAAAAGGAGATGCTATATTTTACAGATCTACTATGATGCATAGAGTATCTGATTTAGTAGAGGGTAGAAAATTAAGTTTTGTAATGTGGTTAAAGGAGAAGAAGTGATAACATACAGTAACTGGATTACTCCTGAAGAAATAAAAGAAATAGAACAAACAGTAATAGCCAAAGAAAAATATGTTCTTAGTTTACCTACTAGATGGAAAAATGGGTTTACAGGACTCACTAATAAATTTGCATCTTATAACTGGCTAGATGACTTTGATTTCTTAGTACCTAAACTAAAATATATTTTAGAAACACCTCATGTAGTACAGTGCTGGGCTAATTTATTGCGAGAAGGAGAAGGAGTTCCAAGACACAAACACTGTACAACTAAAGAAGGTTCTTTTAAATGTGGTAACTTATTCATCTCAGGGGAGGAAAGTATAGGTACAGAGTACGATTGGATAGGAAACGTTCCTAGTACTCCCGGAGACTTACAATGGTTTGGTTGTAAGTTATTTCATGAAGTAAAACCAAATACAAGTAAAAAATACAGAATCAGTTTAGCATTTGATTGCCACAAAATAAAAAAAGATATGAGTATATTCAATAGAGGGGAGTTCAGAGAAGTATAATGTGCGGATTCGTAGTAACACAAAATAAAAATATGGTAGTAACCATGTTAGAGAAACAAAGATTTCGTGGGCCAGACTCTGTAGGGTTCTGGGCGGATGACAAAATCGCAATGGGACACGCTCTACTAGATATTAGTGGGGAAGCTCAAGCACAGCCTTTAGTAACAAAAAAAGGAAATATAATAGTATTCAATGGTGAAATGTACGACTCAATAAAACCAAATGATACACAATTCTTAGCTAATGGGTATGAAACCTATGGCTTAGCTTTTTTGCAGTATACTAATTGGCACGGTAGTATAGCTATATATAACCCTAAAAAGCAAACACTAACCCTAGTAAGAGATCAATTTGGATCAAAACCTTTATGGTTCTATAGAAAAGGAAAACATTTTGCAGCTTCAACAAGTCTCAAAAGTTTTATAATAAAGAAAAGAGACAAGAAGCAAGATAAAGACTTTATGTTTAATCCTCTTTGGATAGGCAACCGTACTCCTTATCATAATATTGCTAAAGTAGGTCCTGGTGAAATAGTAACGGTTGATTTAAAAACAATGAACCTTTCTAGAAAAAATTTATGGCAAGATTATCAAATAAGGTCTAAGAAGTTTGACTTGAAAGTATTTAGAGAAAAAACTATAAGCTCTATACAAAAAGTTGCTAAGAATAAACAAAAAACAGGAATATTTCTTAGTGGAGGATTGGATAGTACCTTTGCGCTTTCTGTAGTGAAAGATATGAATATTGATTTAACTGCATACATATTAGAATATGATGAAAGCAAGGGTTCTATAAACGATCAAGACGGGTTTAGAGAAGAGTCAAGAATGGCTGTAAAGACCTGTAAAGAGTGGGGGGTACCTTATAAACTTGTACAACTACATCAACTAGAAGTGGGGCATCTTGGTAAGTCTTGGATAGCAAACACACACTATACTTGGGTAGATAGAAACAGACAAGCCCCTAGATATAAATTATGTCAGGCAGCTAGTAGAGATGGTTGTAAAGTAATACTTACAGGAGATAGTGCTGATGAACTTTATACAGGTTATATACATCATAAGAAGAGATTCGAGCCAGGCTACGACAACGAAAGTGTAAAAAGAGTAAAAAAATATGACTGGTTCCCTAGTGGTGTGTTTTCCAAAACAGATTCATGGAATAATGGATTGTTTATTGATTTATTAGCTACTTCTGAACAGAACATATTAACCACAGACCAAACTTGTGGTATGTTTGGAATGGAATCAAGACCAGTATTTTTATCTCAAAATTATGTTCAATATATATTTCAGCATAGTGGAGTCGAAAAATTTAAACAACATCCTGGCTGGCACAAAGGTACTTATAAATATTTATTACGAGAAGTTCTTGGGGATATGCTACCAAAACATGTTAGAGAAAGAAAGAACAAAACAGGGTGGTCAAGTCCTTGGAATAATAATGTAGACAAACTACAAGACATATGGCATAGACAAGATTTAGACTTCTTAGACTCATTATGATAGTAGGATTTACTTGTGGCGCTTTTGATTTATTACATGCAGGACATGTAGTTATGTTAAAAGAGGCTAGTGAAAATTGTGAGTATCTTATAGTAGGACTGCAAACAGACCCGAGCATTGATAGACAGCAGAAAAATCAACCCGTACAGTCCGTATACGAAAGATATATCCAACTTAGAGCAGTAAAGTATATAGACGAAATTATACCCTATGATACAGAACAAAGTTTACGAGACTTATTAGAAGCTACTAAGATAGATATTAGATTTGTAGGAGAAGATTATAAAAACAAAGGTTTTACCGGGGCAGATTTAGTGAAAGATGTTTACTTTACAAGTAGACAACATTCCTTCTCTAGTAGTACGCTAAGGAATAGAATAAATGAAAGCAGTAATAAAAAATAGAATACAAATAATGGGTACACCTGCTCTTTTTAATAAAATAGAAAAGGAGTTAACATATACTTTACCTCCTCGTATGCCTCAAGACCCTCCTATGGTTTTTAAAACAATAAGGTATATTAGAGACGGGTTAATTTCTATACCAGTAGGAAGAATAGATTTAATCCCAGAAGACTTTGAAGTTTTCGATAAAAGGGTTAGTGTGGAAGCAGACTTTCCTAAGTTTAAGTTTGATTTACGACCAAGCCAACAGGCGGTTTATGACGAGATCGATGACAATAGTATAGTTAACGCTTGGGTAAGTTGGGGAAAGACATTTACAGGTTTGGCTATAGCAGCAAAACTTAAACAGAAAACACTAGTTGTTACCCATACAACTTCATTAAGATCGCAGTGGGAAAAAGAAGTAGAAAAATGCTTTGGAATTAAAGCAGGCGTTATAGGTGGTGGTAAGTTTGATATTGATGCTCCTATCGTAATCGGGAATATTCAGAGTTTATACAGAAAAATTGACGATATAAAACATTTATTCGGAACAGTTATATTAGACGAAATGCATCATGTATCGAGTCCAACATTTACTCGTATAGTAGATGAAATGCCTTGTAGATTTAAGATAGGTTTAACAGGAACACTAGAAAGAAAAGACGGACGGCATGTAGTATTTAGAGATTACTTTGGGCACAATGTTTTTAAACCGCCAAAAGAAAACTATATGATACCTAAAATAGATATCTATAGAACAGATATAAGATTTATAGATGGTTCGTTTACGCCTTGGGCAGAACGAATTAACGACCTTACTCACAATGAAGAATATGTCCATAGTGTGAGTATGATAGCTGCAAAATATGCAGCACAAGGACATAAGGTATTGGTTGTTTCAGATAGAGTACATTTTCTAAAAAGATGTTCAGCTCTAGTAGGAGACAAAGCAGTATCAATAACAGGTGATATGAGTTTTGAAGAAAGAGATGAGGCTATGGAAGAAGTGAGAACAAATAAAAATATATTGTTCGGCACTCAATCTATTTTTTCAGAAGGTATATCATTAAATGAATTAAGCTGTTTAGTATTAGGAACACCAGTAAATAATGAACCTTTACTAACGCAGCTTATCGGTAGAGTAGTCCGAAAAATGGATGGCAAGATACAACCTGTCATTGTAGATATTAACTTAAAAGGAAAAACAGCATCCCGTCAAGCAAATGCACGATTGGGATATTATATGAGACAAGGCTATGAGGTAGCCATACTATGACACAAACAGAAACAAAAAACATTCAATTAAATTTAGAAGCAATGAGAAAAATGCATATCTATCTAGCTACTCCTATGTACGGAGGACAGTGCTATGGATTATATACCAAGTCTTTAATGGACACAACTTCTCAAATGATGAATTATGGTATTCCAATGGAATTATACTATCTATTTAATGAGTCTTTAGTTACTAGAGCAAGGAACTATTGTGTTGCTAATTTTCTAAAATCTTCAGCAACTCATTTATTATTTATAGATAGTGATATATCTTGGAAAGCTATGGATTTAATGTATATGACTCATTTAGTAGCAGAAGATACAGATAAATACAGAGTTATGACAGGGCTATACCCTAAAAAGACTATTGCATGGGAAAAAGTATTAAGAGCAGCTAAAAGCGGAAACTATGATGAAAACCCTATGGCACTAGAAAAAGTAGCAGGGGATATGGTATTTAATCCAGATCATGAAGAATACCCAGAAGGTAGAGCTCCTATATTTGAACCTGTAAAAGTTAGAGAAGCAGGTACTGGATTTATGATGATACACAGAAGTGTATTTGAAGAGTATGCAGAAGCCCACCCTGAACTAGAATATACTCCAGACCATTTAAGGGAAGGAGACTTTAAAACAGGAGAAAAAATCCATGCTTATTTTGATTGCATAATTAATGATCAAAACAGATATCTAAGTGAAGATTATATGTTTTGCGAAAATGTTAGAAAGCTAGGGATAGATATTTGGACTCTACCTATGATTGAACTAATGCATTGTGGTAGTTATATTTATCAAGGAAAGCTTATAGATATGGCAGCGCAAGGCGTTCACGCAACAATGGCAGCGGATGATATTGGAAAAATTAGAAGTAGTCGTCCCTACGAAGATAATGAAAAATAGTTCTTGACAGAATCTTATAAATTTGATATAATATGTTATTATTTAATTGGAATGAAATACTTAAAGTAAGCAAAGGAAATGTGTTAGATACTATCACAATCCTGCGAATTATTACTTTTAAACTCACACCAAAAAACTATAATGACCGAGTGTTTAAATTTTATGAACACTACTATGGCGGTCAATCGTTTCTCTTGAATCCTGAGAAATTATTGAATGTCGGTCGCAGCTACTCAGATAAAGAAGTAGTGGAATATGCAGGAGTCGCATCGTTCCGCAGTTACTATGAGTATAGGCAAACCAAAGACTCCACACTAGATCTTCTGATGCTACCAGTGTCAGAAGAAATTATAACTAAAAACAGACTGCTCGATGTAAAGGATGGCAGGATTCACTTTATGTTTGAGGAGACAATATAACGGAGAAAAATTATGGCAATAGGCTTTAATGTAACCAAGGGCTCAGCCCAAAAAGATAAAATATCAACTTATAACTACGCTGATAAAGAAGACCACAAGGTAAGACTAGTGGGCGATTTATTACCTAGATATGTCTACTGGATTAAAGGTGAGAATAACAAGAATATTCCTATGGAATGTTTGTCATTCGACAGAAATTCTGAGACCTTTAACAATATCGAACACGACCATGTAAAAGACTTCTACCCAGACTTAAAGTGTGGCTGGTCTTATGCGGTCCAATGTATAGATTATTCAGATATGTCAGTTAAAGTATTGAATCTTAAAAGAAAATTGTTTGACCAAATTATTGTGGCTATGGAAGACTTAGGTGATCCAACAGACCCAGTAACAGGTTATGACATTAATTTTAAAAGAAAGAAAACTGGACCACAAGTATTTAACGTGGAATACCAGCTTCAAGTTTTAAAGTGCAAAAATCGTGAATTAAACGACGAAGAAAAAGCTTTAGTCGCAGACCTTAAATCTATGGATGATGTTCTTTCAAGACCAACAGCAGATGCTCAGTTGGAACTACTTAGAAGAATTAATAATCAAGACGGTGCTGCGGAGACTGTAGACTCAGAATTCGACGTATCATGATCGGAGTAGGAGAAAGATTCCCTCATTTTAATTTGAAGGGTGTGGATGAAAATAATGAGTTTGTAGACGTTTCAGTTACTGAACACTACGAGCCATTAAAACATGATTTCACAGTTATCTATTTCTACCCAAAAGACTTTACCTTTATATGCCCAACAGAAATCTTGGGGATGGATATATTAGTAGATGATGCTAATGTAATAGGTATAAGTGGCGATAATGAGTTTTGTAAACTAGCTTGGAAACAAACTAATAAACTTATAGATGGCATACATCACTCCCTAGCTGCTGATTGCGGACTAGGGTTATCTTCTAAACTAGGAATAGTAGATGAGGATGAAGGTGTTTGTTATAGAGCTACATATATCATTGATAGAAATGATATTGTGCAACATGTAAGTGTAAACGCACTTGACACAGGCAGAAATGCTCAAGAAGTTCTTAGAACACTACAAGCTTTAAAAGCTGGTGGACTTACAGGATGTGAATGGCAACCTGGAGAGGATTTCGTAGGATGATATTATTTACCGCAGACTGGCATATTAAGTTAGGTCAGAAAAATGTACCTGTAGCATGGGCTTGTGCTCGCTACAATATGTTCTTTGAACAGATAGAGGAAGTTATTGCGGAAAATAATTGTGACTTACACATCATTGGTGGGGACTTGTTTGATCGAGTCCCTAGCATGGATGAGTTAACTTTATACTTTGATTTTATAAAGAAAGTTAATGTAAGAACAATCATTTATGACGGAAACCATGAAGCAACCCGAAAGAACAAAACTTTTTTCAGTAATTTGAAGAAAGTTACAAGTAGTATCAATCCCTTAGTGGAAGTTATTGACACTACATATTACGAAGATAACTGGGCAATATTACCTTACGCAGACTTACATAGAAAAGATGCAATAGAAAATATTGATGCAGAGATTTTATACACTCATGTTCGTGGAGAAATACCACCTCATGTAGTACCAGAAGTAGATTTAGAAAGATTTGATAAGTTTAAAGTTGTGTTTGCTGGAGATTTACATGCTCACGAGAATACTCAAAGAAATATTGTGTACCCAGGCAGTCCAATGACAACATCATTTCATAGAAATCAGGTCCAAACGGGGTATCTACTAATAGAAGGTACAGATTGGAAGTGGGGTAGATTTGATTTACCACAACTCATTCGTACCAATACTAGTAACCCAGAGGATATGGTTCAGACCGAATTTCACCATACTATATATGAATTAGAAGGGGATGTTCAAGACTTAGCTAAAGTTAAGAATACTGAACTACTTGATAAAAAAGTTGTAAGACGAGAGATGGAAGCAACTCTTAATTTACATCAAGATATGACAATTTCAGAAGAACTAATAATGTATCTTCAAGAAATTTTAAGTCTGGACGAATCAAAAGTACCAAATATTATAGGAGTTTTTAATGATTATTCTAAAGAAGCTGAAGTGGGATAATTGCTTTTCATATGGAGAAGGTAATGAGCTTGATTTAGATAACGCCACTCTTACACAACTTGTAGGCACAAATGGCGTTGGTAAAAGTTCAATCCCTCTCATATTAGAGGAAGTATTATTTAATAAAAATAGTAAAAATGTTAAGAAAGCAGATATTGCAAATCGTTATATTAATAGTGGTTATAATATATCTCTATCTTTTTCAGTAGATGATGAGGAGTATTGCATCGATGTTATGCGTCGTGCTGCACTTAAGTGTAAACTAACAAAGAATGGTGAAGATATAAGCTCACACACAGCGTCTAATACTTATAAGACATTGGGTGAAGTATTGGGTATTGATTTTAAAACCTTTTCACAATTAGTGTACCAAAATACTAATGCGTCATTGCAGTTTTTGACAGCTACCGATACAAATAGGAAGAAGTTCTTAATCGACCTTTTAAAACTAGACGAGTATGTTTCATACTTTGAGATTTTTAAAGAAGCCGTACGTGTACAAGCAAATGAAATTACAGGTACCAATGCGAAACTTGCAACAATTCAGAAATGGCTCGATGACAATATTTTAGAAGATACTAGTATCTTGGAAAAGTTAATTTTACCAAATATTAATGAAGTAGACGAAGAAGAATTACGTTCTTTACAATTAGAATTTGAAAATATCTCTCAGAAGAATAAAAAAATAAATCTTAATGAAACACTCAAAGAGCAGCTAAAAAGCATACCTTTAGAGCAGTATAAAGAAGATTTACAAACTTGTCCAAAAGCACAAGATACTTCACAATTAGAAAGAGAAATAGGAGAAACTAATTTTACAGTTAGTCATCATGAAAAACAGATACTCCAGTATGAAAATGAAACTGGACAGTGCCCTACTTGTGGTCAGGACATAGAGACTTCTCTTAGTGATGATAAAGTAGAGATGCACAAAGAAGCTGTAAAAACAGCAAAGCTTACTTATTTAGAAAAGAAAGCAGAATTAAGCGAGATACAAAATGCAAACAAAATATATAGGAACGCAACCAAAGGAATTGAAGAGTGGGAACAAGTCTTCAGGTCTATTGACCATGAGCTCGCGACAAGAGCAGTGGATGCCGACTACATCGCAGAGCAAATTCAAAACCTTCGTCAAAAGATTACCAATAGTAGGTCGTCTCTTCAAGAGGTTATAGATGAAAACGAAAAGAGAGAGCGTCACAACACAAGAGTTGGAATCATATTGGAACAAACTCAACAATTTCAATCAGAACTTGATGATAGTAAGTCTAGTCTTAGGGGAGCGGAAAGCCAACTGGCGATTCTTGAAACTCTCAAAAAGGCTTTCAGTACCAACGGATTACTTGCCTATAAAATAGAATCATTAGTAAAAGAACTAGAGTTACTAACAAATGAGTATCTAGCAGAATTTAGTGATGGCAGATTTAGTATTAATTTTGTAGTGGAGAATGATAAATTAAATGTGGAAGTTTCGGATAATGGCAATATTATTGATATTCTTGCTCTGTCTAGCGGTGAGTTAGCTAGAGTCAACATAGCCACATTAGTTGCAATAAGAAAGTTAATGGCATCTATAAGTAGAAGTCAAATAAATGTTCTATTCTTAGACGAGGTAAACCAAGCCTTAGACGAAGTTGGTAAAGAAAAGGTAGTGGAAGTTTTATTGAAAGAGGAAAATTTAAATACTTATATGGTATCACACGGTTGGACTCATCCATTACTAGAGAAAATAGAAATTATAAAAGAAGATAATATTAGTTACCTCGAAGGATAATTTAAATCTTGACAAGGAATTAAATATTTGTTATAATATATCATACAAAAGGAAACAACATGCAAGTAGTAATTTACAGTATACCAAATTGTACATATTGTGTACAAGCAAAAAAATTAGCGGAGTCTCACCCAAAGGTAGACGAAACAATATATAAAATGATGGGAGATGGTTTTAAACCAACAGAAGTTAGGGAACTATTTCCTACTGCAAGAACGTTTCCTCAGATTATTGTAGACGGAGAAAAGATAGGCGGATTCATGGAACTCAAGGCTTTATTAGATGGTTAATTCTAGAAGAAAAGGTCATGATGCAGAAATACGTGTAGCAGAAATGCTAAAAAGAATCATAGGCGAGGAGTTTATACAGACTCCTGGCTCTGGTTCCGGCAAGATAAAAGGAGACTTAATGGTAGAACATAAAGTTAATCTTTTTACAATAGAGGTTAAATTCTATAAAGATATGGCATTTAATCATAAAATTTTTACTCAAAAGAGTAACACCTTTGTGGGTTGGTGGTCTAAGCTGTGCAGACAGGCAACAGAGATGAACCAAGAACCTCTCCTCATTTTTAAGGAGAATCATTCACAATGGTACGTGGCAACGACAAGAAAGCCATGTTACAAAAAACATATGTACATAAACTGGTTGGGGTGCTATGTCACCTTTGCCGAACAATTTTTAGAAACACAGGAGTTAAAGTTTACAAATGGCGATAAAATTTACGAGCCATGGAGAGTCGATCCCGAATGGGAACTTATTAATAGTTGATGGACTCAACTTGGCGTTCAGATGGAAACATCAGGGCAAAAATGACTTTGAACATGATTATATTAGAACAGTACAATCATTGGCAAAGTCTTATGACTGCGGAGAGATAGTAGTCTTAGGGGATGGCGGAAGTAACTACCGTAAAGAAATCTACCCCGAATACAAAGCAAACAGAAAAGAGAGATACAAAGAACAGACTGAGAAAGAAGAACAAGAGTTCCAAGAATTCTTAGCCGAGTTTCAAAATACAATGAGTGGACTTAAGCACAAGGGATATCTTACGCTTAAATACGCAGGAGTAGAGGCTGATGATATAGCTGCTCTTATCTGTCAAAACAGAGAAAATCTAGGTATTGATAATATCTGGATGATTTCATCGGATAGAGACTGGGATTTACTTATTGATGAACATATAAGTAGATTTTCAACAGTCACTAGAAAAGAAACAACCCTTCATAATTGGGATGAGCATTATGATTTTGATCCTGAGTACTTCTTAACTTATAAGTGCTTAACAGGGGACAAAGGAGATAACGTTCCAGGTGTTGATGGGATTGGTCCAAAGAGGGCTACCCAAATTATTCAACAATATGGAGATATTTTTGATATCATGGCGAGTTTACCTGTCGAGGGAAAATATAAATTCATTCAAAACTTAAATGAGTTTGGAAATGAAGGACTTGAAGTAGGAATTAAACTCATGGATTTAACATATGATGTTGACGGAGCAGTGCTCGGCAACTCAAAAGAGATTATACAATTAGTGGAGAATTATGTCAGTGAAGATAGATTACAGTAGAGATAGCCTTTTAGATGATTTTGCGAAAGCAACTCTAAAGGACAGATATATGGTAGGTGATGAAACTTCACCTCAAGAAGCTTTTGCTAGAGCTGCCGTAGCTTTTGCAGACGATGATGAACACGCGCAAAGATTGTATGACTATGTTAGCAAACATTGGTTTATGTTTTCTACGCCAGTATTATCAAATGGAGGAACTAAAAGGGGATTACCTATTAGTTGCTTTTTAAATTATGTAGAAGATAGCAGAGAAGGTATAACAGGTCATTTTGTAGAAAATGCTTTCTTATCTTCTTTTGGAGGAGGTATTGGAGGCAGTTGGAACGATGTTCGTGCATCTGGCTCTAAAACTTCTAAAGGAAGTGAGAGTACAGGAGTAATACCTTTTGTAAAGGTAGTAGACGCAGAAATGCTGGCTTTTTCTCAAGGAGTAACTAGACGGGGCAGTTACGCAGGTTATCTACATATGAGTCACCCCGAAATAGAGGAATTTTTAGATGTACGGAAGCCTACTGGTGGCGATACTAACCGTAAGTGTACTAATATCCATCACGCTGTCGTTGTTCCTGATGCTTTTATGGAGCTTATTCACTCCGCTTCAAAGTATCCTGATTTTGACGATAGCTGGGATCTTACAGATCCTCATTCCTTTGAAGTAAAGAAAACTGTATCTGCGAGAGCGTTATGGGTTAAAATACTTCAAAATAGAATGGAAACTGGAGAGCCTTACTTAATGTTTGAAGATGCGGTGAACAAAGATTTGCCCGACTTTCAGAAAAAGAAAGGTTTAAAAGTACATCACAGTAATCTGTGTTCGGAAATAACACTCGCTACAAACGAAGAAAGAACAGCCGTTTGTTGTCTATCTAGTGTTAATCTGGAGTATTATGACGAGTGGAAAGCAGTACCTGCATTTATACCAGATTTGGTAAGAATGTTAGATAATGTACTTGAATACTTTATTCAAAATGCTCCTGAACAATTAGAAAAAGCTAAGTTTAGTGCTCAAAGGGAGAGGAGTATTGGACTTGGTGCTATGGGCTTTCATGCGTATTTGCAGAAGAATGATATACCTTTTGACAACCCAATGGCAACAGGGGCTAATTCTGAGATGTTCCAATATATAAAAAGTAAAGCAGAAGAAACGACTAGAATACTAGCTGTTGAGCGTGGAGCTTGCCCAGATGATGATACTTGTTCTGTGAGGAACGCTCATCTATTAGCAATCGCCCCTAACGCTAGTTCTAGTATTATTTGTGGAAACACAAGTCCAAGTATTGAACCATATAGAGCAAATGCCTATACTCAAAAAACAAAAACAGGTAGTAATTTAGTAAAAAATAAATTTTTAGACAGGTTGTTAATGAGTAAAATAGGACATAGTGATGTATACAATGACACTTGGAAAAGTATTGTTGCAAACAGAGGTAGTGTACAGCATCTTGACATACTCGATGAGTGGGAAAAAGATGTATTTAAAACAGCCGTAGAAATCAATCAAGCATGGATTGTAGAACACGCAAGTGCAAGACAAGAATATATTTGTCAGTCACAAAGCGTAAACCTATTTTTCCCACCTGATGTTAACAAAGGCGATTTACATAATGTCCATATGTTAGCATGGGCGAAAAATTTAAAAACATTGTATTACTTGAGAAGTGAAGCTATCAGTAGAGCTGATAATGTATCTAATCAAGCTAAACGAGAAATAATATTTGAACAGTCAGACTGTTTAAGTTGCGAGGGATAAATGAGTTTATTAAAAGAAAGAGAATACTATAAACCTTTTCAATATCCTTGGGCATTTGAGAATTATAAAAAACAACAACAAATGCATTGGTTGCCAGAAGAAGTAACCTTACAAGATGATATAAAGGATTATAAAGAAAAATTAAGTGAAGGCGAAAGGACATTGTTAGATAATATCTTTAAGTTTTTCACTCAGGCAGATGTAGATGTATGTGGGGGATATGCCCACCACTACTTGCCTACATTTAAACAACCAGAAGTAAGAATGATGCTTGTTAGTTTTGCTGCTATGGAAGCAGTACATCAAGAAGCGTATTCTTTACTACTAGAGACACTTGGTAAGTCAGAAGATATGTACCAAGAGTTTTTTGATATCAATGCTATGATGGAGAAACATGAATATCTACAAGATTTCAGTATGGAAACTCCATATGATATGGCAAAAACAATGGCGGTGTATAGCGCATTTACAGAAGGAGTACAACTATTTAGTAGTTTTGCTATTCTTCTTAACTACCCAAGACATAACTTAATGAAAGGAATGGGACAAATTGTTACATGGAGTATTCGTGATGAATCCTTGCATGTAGATGGCTTGTCAAAACTATTCAGAACATTCATTTCGGAAAATCCCGAGTTATGGACTGATAAGTTAAAATACGAAATATACTGTGCTGCAGAAAAGACAGTAGAGTTAGAAGATAACTTTATTGATATTTGTTTTGATAAAGCAGATATACCAGATTTGACAGCAAAAGAAGTCAAGGAATATATTAGATATATTGCTGATAGAAGGTTATTAGGTATCGGTATGAAGAAAATATTTCATAGTACAGATAATCCTTTACCTTGGATTGACATGCAAGTCAACGCAGTTGAGCATACCAACTTTTTTGAAAACCGTGCTACCGAGTATGCTAAGGCGAGTACACAAGGCAATTGGCAGGACGTATTTAAATGAGCAAAGAAAATCCAACTATTACTCTTGATGAGGTGGCATATGATATTTCAGCATTGACACCAGAACAACAATCAATAGTAGTAGCAATTAACAAATGCGATATTTACATCGAAGATTGGAAGCATAAGCAAGCTATAGCACAAACAGCAAGGCAAGCATATGTTAATGATTTAGGTGGACAACTGAAAGGGGAATAATGAAAATATTTGTAGGGTACGATTCACAATATCCTGAAATGTTTGAAGTGTGTAAGGCATCAATCTTACGATTTAACCCAACACACGAAGTTATACCTTTGATTACTTCAGAGTTACAGGAACAAGGACTTTATACTAGAAAGGAAAAGGGTAATACCGAATTTGCTTTTACTAGATTTCTTGTTCCTCATCTTTCTAATTATATGGGATATTCTTTATTCTGTGATGGTGACTTTCTATGGAGATGTGATCCCCAGGAAATAACTCATTTTAAGAAAGACAATGAAGAAGTTATGTGTGTACAACATGCTGACTTAGTGTTTGACCAATACACTAAAATGCATGATAAATTGAACAAACCATATAATAAAAAATATTGGTCATCGTTGATGTATTTCAACAATAAAGAATGTACGATGCTAAACGAATGGTATGTAAATAATGCTGCGGCTAAACATTTACATGGATTTAGCTGGGCTAGTAAGGTAGGTTCTTTACCTGCTGCTTACAATGCTTTAGTAAACTATTACGATTTTGGTAGTAGAGCTAAAGGGGTACACTTTACAGATGGAGGGCCGTGGATGGGAATTTACGACCATGAGGAGTATTGCAAAGAGTGGACAGAATTATATAACACTTTGTAATGAAAAACATCCCAATAACAGCAGTAGACCAATATGATTTTCTAGAACACAGACGTGAACAAGAAAAGAAACATTGGGCAAAGAAAGATAACTTAAATGAACTAGATTCTATCCTTACTGTTGAAATAAATACTACCGAGTTGTGTAATAGAACTTGTGTATTCTGTCCACGACACAACCCAGAAGTTTTTCCTAATCGAAATCTACACTTAACTATAAAAGGTGCAGAAATAATAGGGAATGAATTAGGAAAAATAGGGTTTAGTGGTAAAATATCTTTAAGTGGGTTCGGAGAGAATTTACTTAATCCAAATTTCAGAGAGATAGTTCATATCTTTCGACATACAATCCCATTAGCAACTTTAGAGTGTAACACTAATGGAGATAAATTAACCCAAGCATACGCAGAAGAACTATTTGAATATAGTGGGTTAGACTTAATTTATATTAATCTGTACGATGGTATAGAGCAAATGACTCACTTTGAAGAAGTAATGAAAAACATACCTGAAGATAAGTATAAATATCGCATGCATTGGGGTGACTTTGAAAACCATGGTCTATTACTTAACAACCGTAGCGGGGTCATCGATTGGGTAGGTATAGAAGAATCTAGTGTAACTGCTTTGAAAGGGAAACCTTGTCATTATCCCTTCTATAAAATGTTTGTTGACTGGAATGGAGATGTTCTATTTTGCTCAAATGACTGGGGAAGGGAACATGTTGTGGGAAATTTACTGCAAGATACATTACACAATGTATGGTTTGGTAAACCAATGAACAAAATAAGAAAAAAATTAATAAAAGGAGATAGAAGTATGTCTCCTTGTAACAAGTGCAGTGTAGATGGTAATCTATTCGGTAAACAGTCATTTGACATTATAAAGGAATATTATGAAAATAGCAATAACAGGAAGTAGTGGTCTCGCAAAAACTATCAAAGACACATTAGAAGCAACACCATTCAAAGGTAAAATGATTAAAGTAGATACTCCGCGTATTGAGGATATTTTAATGAATGATGTTAATTGGTATGGATTTGATAATATTAATCCTAACCATGTAGATGTGCTAATTAATTTTGCACACAATGACTTCGACCAAACAAAAATATTAGCAATAGCCCACGAAGCCTGGAGATATGATAAAACAAAACAAATCATAAATTTTTCTTCTCGTGCGTCTCAACCAAACATATCTAAAGGATATCTATACGCAGCTCAGAAATCTTCTTTAAACCATTTAAGTAATAATTTAACATACAATTCAGAAAAAAGGTACAAACTTACTACAATCAATTTAGGTTTGTTAAACCACGAGGAAATACCTAGCTTAACTTCGCAAGACGTTGCAAATGTATGTTATTACTTAATTACAGCACACCCAGGTATAGAGATACCTGAAATAACTATCCAAGCACATGCAAACTATCAAGAGGTTCAATCTCTAAAAGAAATGATCAAAAAATCTGGTATGATAATACCAAACTATTAGGAATATAATTATGCTAGGACGAGTAATATTAGTGGGAAATTCAGTAGAAATGCTTCAGTACGAAAATGGACAATATATTGACAGTTTTGACACAATTGTTAGATTTGGAAAAGGTATACCTACGAATGAAAATTTCGTCTCGATAGGTAAAAAAACCGATATGTGGGTTACAGGTTTCTTAAGACAACAGTATTATAAAAAGTTTAAAAACGTAAAAGTTTTATTCAACCGATGTCGAATACATATGGACATACCTCCCAATACAAAAATACTACCAGGATTTGATTATACTGATATGTTTACTGATGAAGAAATACTAGAGATATTTGATTTGATTGGTACAATAAATAAGGTGCCAGATGGAGGCAGACCCTCCGCAGGTTTCCTGGCTATTATGTATATACTAAATAAGTGTGAGTTTGAAAGTTTAGAGATTATTGGTTTTGATTTCTTTGCTAAGAAGTTACCTTTCTCAACTGGAGAAGATTATCCCGCTAGTTGGCATATGCCGGTGAATAGTATGAAAAAGACCCCTCACAATCCCTCTGAAACAAAAATAGTTAGAGAGCTTGCAAACAGGGGCAGATTAAAATGGAATATTCTTTCAGACTTGAAAGAAGAATTTTTAGATCTTTCCTAGTTTAAACCCAGCTTTTAATAAAGATCCAGCAGCTCTTTTCTGTTTTGCTGATTTCAATAATAAAATTTCATTATTAATAGCATTTCTGTGATTAACAGGTATGCTACTTATTAAATTGGAATACATATCCCATGGCAATGATAATTGCACTCCTGTAGGTAAATCTAAATATGGTTTGATTAACCATTTATGTTCTATATTAAGTTGGAAAGATTTTCTAAGCATTACATTATAGTTAATACAGTCCAGAGGACCCATCGCGTCTTTCTCTATTAAAACATCATTTTGACCTGTCATGTATAGTGGCATAAATTTGTGTTGATATGAAAGTAATTTTGAAACAAATGCTTCATCCCTACACTTATATAATAATCTGTCTATTGCAGGCATCCCTGGTACTCTAGTCTCTAGCTCATCTGTTTCAGTAGGGCAAAATAATTCTGCTGGGTCAAAGTTTTTTAATAGGTCGTAATTCAATAATGCAAATTCTGTGCTTATATTTTCTGGTTTCTGTTCATTAATTGCTATTCTTAAAATTCTGTAGAAGTCTAAAAATCTAGGATGCTTTCTGAATACTCTTTTATGTGCTAAGTATGAAACTGATTGAAAAAAGTCTGGTCCTGGTAGATTATCAGACCATCTACCACTAATGATATTATTACCACCAAGCCAAACTATTCTTTTATGTAAACCACCTTTATCTTTCCAATGGTCTAATAAATGACACATTGTTGTCGCTAATTGATTTTTTAACCAAAAAGTTTGATAAATCTTTACAGTAGGAAAGTTTTCTAGTATCCATTCTACTGGTGCCTCCGCCCAGTCATCTTCGTGTATGTATAAATGTAACCTTATTTTTTCTTTGTCGGGCAGGAGTGATGCTAGAGTATACATACTCCATACTTTTTTATAGGGGTGAACTACTTCTATCATTTTATTTTTTTATATTCCCAAAAGTTATTGACATACGCTTGTAGTCTATCTTCCGCATCTTCGTCAAATTCAAAGATTATTCCAGAGTTTTTTGCTGAAAATATCTTACAAAGTGCAAGGTATGAGTTACTTCCTGATATTGTATCATAGAAACTCTCATAAGTTAATAAGTTTTTCTCTCGGTCTACTTTAGGGTAGCTAACAAGAGAAAGTTTTTTGCGAAGAAGGATTGCTATTAATCCCATCTCGCTATTAGGTGCTGCTGCTACTTCTTTACTATTTAATAATAATTCGTAGCCACCTTCTTTTTTGTCTAGTACTTTTTCTGTACCAAATCGTCTTCTTAAATCCGCTATATAAATATGAGCAGTAATTGGATGAGGCTTTATTACATACCCCTCATCTACTAGTTTCTGTACTCGTCTGTAATCTATTACTGTTCCTTTACATAATAAATTACTTCCTGGTAAGAAAATAACTTTATCATAAAATTCTGTATTCCATCTTAAAGTATACTTGTTTTGTAGATTATTTTTTATTTTTTCGATTCTTTCTTCATCAATCTTTACATCTGAATCAATAATCGCTTTATATAATTTTGTATTAATCTTTATAGAGTTAACTCTACAAGCTACTCCTTTTCCTAAAAAATCTGTGTACAACCATTTACGAATACTATGTAACTCATTGGTGTTAAACCAAAGGTCATACTCCCAATCAAGCCCCTCAGTTTTATCAAATACTAATCTTTCTTTTAGTATTGATAAGCTGTCTAAATCACCTTTTGGTCTAAAACAAGAACCTGATTTCATAAAATGAGTTGCGACATCTCCCAAAGACTCATTTATTGTCATAGCTTTTAACGGATTTTTAGGTTTAACTGTTGTTCTGTTTTGCATTCTTTAGCTCGAAAAGTTGTTTTTCTAAGTTTTTCATTCTTTCTTCAGATTCACCAATGACATCGAACACAGCCGCCATCATTGATTCCAGTTTTTTATTAAGATAATCTGGTGTAATATCTTCTGCTTTATTCTTTATCATATTAGGTTTCGCTCCAGTCTGAGCCATCCCAATAAGATAGTCCAAAGTCTGCTATACTAGCAACCTCTGTGTCAAATATGGTTCCTGCTTGGGCGGCGGTTATTCTTTCAAATACTGTTGTTGAAGTATCAAAAGTTGTTGTTGTTAAGTGATCAGTTGTTTTGTTTGTTTCTGTTGCTAATGTAGTTGCAATTGTTGTTGTTGTTGTTCTACCTGTAGCAAAAGTTGTTGTCTTAGTCGTATCAAAAGTTGTAACAGTATTAAATCCAGTTACATTCGATGTTGCTGTTGCTCTTGTTGTATTAAAAGTACTTACTGTACTTCTACTTGAAGCTGTACTTCTACTTGAAGCTGTTGCTCTAGCAGTATCGAAAGCTGTTGTTGTTGTTCTACTTGATGCTGTAGCTCTTGTTGTTACAGTACCTTGAGTTGTTGCAAAAGTTGTCGTTGTACTTCTACTTGACGCTGTAGCTAGAGTAGTATTAAAAGTTGTCGTTGTACTTCTACTTGACGCTGTATTTCTACTTGAAGCTGTAGCTCTATCAGTATCAAAAGCTGTTGTTGTTGTTCTACTTGAAGCCGTTGCTCTTGTTGTTACAGTACCTTGAGTTGTTGCAAAAGTTGTTGTTGTGCTTCTACTTGAAGCTGTAGCTCTAGCAGTATTATATGTAGTTAGAGTTGCTTGTGAAGTTCCTGTAGATCTTGAAGATGCTCTAGATGTAATATACGCTGTTTCATATGCTGTGGCTTGTGAAGTATTTGTACTTCTAGCAGTACTCGTAGCTTGTGTAGTAGTATAAGAACTAATAGTAGCAAATGTAGTATTATCTATATAAGCCGTTATAGTTGCAAAGGTAGTAGTTGTAGTCGTAGTTTGTGCTGTATTTGTACTTCTAGCAGTATTAGTGGCTTGAGTAGTATTAGTAGTTGCTGATGTCGCAGTGCTTTGAGTAGTATTAGTACTTATAGTTGTTGCAAAAGCTGTATTATCTATATAAGCCGTAGAAGTATTTGTGTTATTACTTGTAGCTGTACCCTGTGAAGTATTAGTACTTCTACTTGTTCCAAATGATGTGTTATTAATATAAGCTGTAATAGTAGCAAATGAAGTACTTGCTATATAAGCCGTAGAAGTATTTGTGTTATTACTTGTATTTGTATTTTGAGCCGTATTAGTACTTCTACTTGTTCCAAATGATGTGTTATTAATATAAGCTGTAATAGTAGCTGTATTATTAGCGGTATTTGTATTGTTAGTAAAAGCTGTGTTATTAATATACGCTGTAACAGTATTTGTATTATTACTTGTATTGGTGTTTTGAGCAGTATTAGTACTTCTACTTGTTCCGAAAGCTGTATTATTAATATACGCTGTAGAAGTATTTGTGTTATTACTTGTATTTGTATTGTTAGTAAAACCAGTTGAGTTAGTAAATGCAGTATTACGAGAAGTATTTGTATTTCTAGAAGTACTTGTATTTACTCCATATATACCACTAGTACTGTTTAAGAAGTTTGTATTGTTAGTAAACGCTGTACTACGGCTAGTACTTCTGTCATCAAAGTTTGTACCGGCTTCTGGATCAAAACTTACTATATAATCAGTATTATATGTAGTAATTCTCGAAGTATTTGTAGCTCCTGTTGTATTTGTATTATGCACCCATGTCGAATTTGTGGAGTTTGTAAAACCAGTTGAGTTAGTAAACCCAGTAGACCTTGCAGTATTTGTATTTCTAGAAGTAGCTGTACCTGCTATATATGCTGTAGCTGTATTTGTGTTATTACTTGTATTTGTACCCTGCGAAGTAGTGTAACTAGTAATCGTAGCAAATGAAGTACTTGCTATATATGCTGTAGCTGTATTTGTGTTATTACTTGTATTTGTACCTCTAGAAGTATTAGTACCTGCTATATAAGCCGTAGAAGTATTTGTGCTATTACTTGTATTTGTACCTTGTGTAGTACTATAAGCTGTAATAGTAGCAAAGGTTGTAACTGCTATATAAGCCGTAGAAGTATTTGTGTTATTACTTGTATTTGTATTTTGAGCCGTATTAGTACTTCTAGAAGTAGCTGTACCCTGTGTAGTAGTATAAGTAGTAATAGTAGCAAATGAAGTATTATTAATATAAGCTGTAACTGTATTAGTATTTCTAGCGGTATTACTGGTTCTAGTAGTATTATATGTACTGATAGTCGCAAATGATGTATTATTAGCAAAGGTAGTAATAGTAGCAAATGTAGTGTTATCTATATAAGCTGTAATAGTTGCAAAGGTTGTAACTGTGTTTGTGCCTTGAGCAGTATTTGTACTTCTAGAGGTAGAGGTGGATTGTGTAGTATTTGTACTTTTACTTGTTCCGAAAGATGTATTATCTATATAAGATGTAATAGTAGCAAATGAAGTTGTCCTACTTGTACCAATTACAGTATCATATGCTGTAGTATACGCTGTTGTGGTATTCCACGAAGTAATCGTATTTTTGTTAGTAATGAATGTAGTAGTTGTACTAAACGCAGTTGTTGTTGCTAATGTAGTGTTGAACGTTGTAGTTGTAGTAAACGCAGTTGTAGTAGTAAACGCAGTTGTCGTACCTTGAGTTGTTGTAAAGGTAGTAGTTGTAGTAAACGCAGTTGTAGTAGTAAACGCAGTTGTTGTTGCTAATGTAGTATCAAACGTTGTAGTAGTAGTAAAAGCTGTTGTTGTTGCTAATGTAGTATTAAACGTTGTAGTTGTATTAAATGCTGTAGTAGTTGTAAACGCAGTCGTTGTACCTTGAGTTGTTGTAAAGGTAGTCGTTGTAGTAAAAGCTGTTGTAGTATTATACGCAGTTGTTGTTGATACCGTAGTATTGAACGTTGTAGTTGTATCAAATGTGGTTGTTGCGCCTGTAGCAGTTGCTAGTGTGGTATTGAAAGTTGTAACTTTAGACGTATCAAATGTGGTAGTAGTATTGTAGTCTGTATCAAAAACAGTATTTGTATTAAATACAGTATTTTGTACTCCTGAAATTGTACTTGTTGTTGTAGCTGTATTCCTACTAGTCTCATGAGTTGCTGTAAAAGGTCCGGCTAAAGAACCATTATCATTTACATAAACTTCATTGACACGACGAACTACCCCACCATCATTTACAGCGAGGAACTTAACTTGTCGTAATGTACCAGAATCGTTTACATATATTGCCATTTTTTAACTCGAATAAACAAACCATATGTGACCAGTTGCTGTCGAGCCGACGCCAGATGGTGCACTAGTAGTGATTGTATGAGGAAGCCTAGCTGATGCTATTGTTCCTGTAAGTTTTGTTGCTGCCATACTTGCACCTTGGAAGCCTCCACTGGAATCAACGGCTTGTACACCATCAATTTTTATTCCAGCGTCTTCAATGTTAAAATCTAATTTTTGTCCCATTTTATACCTCTATTGTTGTTCGTATAAATTTATACGCCATAGTATCTCCACTTGCTGGAGTTACTCTTAATCTTACATTACCTGTATTTATATCTGCATCAAACGTCGCTTGTGCTCCGTTGTCAAATATAGATGCGTACTGTGTTAAATAAACTGTGGTACCATCATGAAATAATGCTATTTCTAACGCTTGGTAATCACCGTCTGTTGAATTTGTTATCTGTACTAAGTACTTAGCAGTTCTAAATGTTGCTGCTGCAAAAGTATCTAATGAAAATACTGTTGTTGATGTTGAAGCTCCTGTACCAACATCCATACCAGCTACTTCGTCTATGTGAAGTTTTTGAACTGGGTTTGCATCTTGAATACCTAACTTACCTTTTACCTCAATTATAGCACTAGTGCCATTACCAAGACCGATATTAGCTCCAGCGAACCCCATATTCCCGGTCATGCTTTTACCATCAAGTGCTGCACTTGATAATTGTGTAGTTGTTATAGAGTTATTTGCAATCTCACTTGACCCGACAGCGTTAGCGGCTATTTTAGCTGCTGTTACAGAGTTATCTCCTAGTTTTGCATTTGTTACATTAGCATTGGCAATCTTTGCTGTTGTTACTTGTGATGCTCCAATATGTATAGTGTCAATACTACCTGTAACTAGTTCTGCTGAATCTACTGAGTTTGATGCTAATAAGTCTGCGGTAATTAATCCTGATGATACCATACCTACATTATTAATTGCATTATCTGCTATCTTAGCTGCTGTTATTTGGTCGTCTGCAATATGTATAGTGTCAATACTACCACTCACTAATTCTGCTGAATCTACTGAGTTTGATGCTAGTTCTGAAGCGCCTACTGCACCAGCTGCTATATGTCTTGCTACTATACTGTCTGTTGCTATTTTTGTACCGTCTACTGCGTTGTCTGCTATGTTTCCTGTTGCTATAGTATTTGCTGCTATATCTCCGGACACTATAGTACCATTTACAATCTTCGCCGAAGTAATTGAGTTATCTGCTAAATCTGCATTTACGATTGTTCCATTGACAATTTTTGAAGAGTCTACGGAGTTAGCTGCTAGATGACTTAGTACTATTTGTGCGTCATCGATATGTCTTGTTAAAATACTATTTTGAGCAATCTTCGTACCATCTACAGCGTTATCTGCTATCTTACCTGTCTGTATAGTGTTATTTGCTATTTTTGCGTTTGTTACTTGTAAGTCTGCAATATGAGCATTATCTATACTACCATCTACGTAATGTTCTGAATCTATAGAGTCATCAGCAATTTTTGTTCCGTTTATTGCATCAGCTGCAATATCTACACCAACTATGGTACCGTTTGCAATTTTTGCTGAAGTAACTGAATTGTCTGCTATTGCAGAAGCTGTTCCTGTTAAGTTACCTGTTACGTTTCCTTCTAAATCTGCTACTAGCGTACCTTTTGCATATCCTGTTCCTGAAGTATTTACAGTTGTAGTTGGTTGTACTTGTAAGTCTTTAAATATCTGCCATTTACCAGAATCATCTGCGTTTCTGAATATACCTGAATATTTGTCTGTACCACCAGTATCGTATAATCCATAGAAACCTATATCAACTGCATCTGAACTTCCGTTGCCAGTTGCCATTGAGATAAGAGAGTCTCCAGTTGTAATTGTTGTAGCTGAAGCTGCGAATGAAGTTCCTGATACTGTCACGTTTCCTGAGAAAGTAACATTACCTGACATTGTCTGTCCGCTTAATGCGTCTGATTTAAGTTCTGCTACCGATACAGCGTTTGCTGCTATCTGTGTAGCTGTTACTGCATTTCCAGCTAGTTCTACTGCGGAGACTGAATTTACTGCAAGTTTTGCATTTGTTACTTGGTCGTCTGCAATATGTATTGTGTCTATTGAGCCTGATACTAGTTCTGCAGTATCTACTGAGTTTGCACCTAATTGAGTGCTAGTGATACTTCCATCAGCAATCTTAGCGGCAGTAACTGCGTTATCTGCTATCTTCGCTGTTGTTACGTTAGCGTCTAGTATTTTTGCTGTTATAACTGAATCAGAAGCTAGGTGTATGGCGTCTATTGAGCCACTTACTAGTTCTGCTGTATCTACAGAGTTTGCAGCAAGTTGATCTGCTGTAATCTGTGCATCGTCTATGTGTCTTGTTAAAATACTATTAGAAGCAATCTTACTTCCATCTACTGCGTTATCCGCTATCTTACCTGTTGCTATAGTATTATCGGCTATATCTCCAGACACTATAGTGCCGTCTGTTATATGGGCTGAAGTAATAATTCCTGATGCTATCTTAGCTGCTGTTACTTGGTTAGCTCCTAATTTTGTAGTTATTATTGCACCAGCGGCTATTTTACCAGATGTTACTTGTAAGTCTCCAAGATGTATTGTATCAATACTACCTGTAACTAGTTCTGATGAATCTACTGAGTTTGCGGCTAGTAGGTCTGCTACTATTGTTCCTGAAGGAATCTGTGTAGCAGTTACAGAGTTATTAGCAAGTTCACTAGTACCTACTGCATTTTCCGCTATTTTTGCGGCTACTACTGAGTTAGCTGCTAGTTTGTCTGATGTTATTTGTAAGTTCGCGACATGTATAGTGTCTATACTACCACTTACTAATTCTGATGAATCTACCGAGTTTAAGGCTATTTCACTTGTTCCTATAGCATTAGCAGCTATGTGTCTTGCTACTACTGAATTACTTGCTAGTTGTCCTGAAGTTACATTATTATTAGCGATCTTTGATGTAATTATTTGTCCTGTGCCGATGTGTATACTATCTATACTACCACTTACTAATTCTGAAGAATCTACTGAGTTAGCTGCTATTGCTGCTGCGTTGATAGCATTATCTCCTACTGCGGTTACTGCGGCTCCTTGTAATTGTGCTGCTCCAACTGCGTTAGTTGCAATTTGTAGAGTATCTACTGCGTTAAGTGCTATTTCTGATGAGCCTACTGCGTTAGCTGCTATTTCACTTGCTGTAATTGAATTACTTACTATTTCAGTAGTACCTACTGCATTCGCCTCAAGTGAGGAGACTAATGCATTACTTTTTCCTATGAGTGACATATTATGTTTGCTCCAAATATGAGAGTACGCAGTCGATTGAATTTGCTACATTACTCTGTACCTTGATTATATCCCCAGCCTCTAAAACCACTTTTGCATCTCCACCTATAACTACTTGTGTGGAGTTACTTGGTATTGGAGTGCTATGCATTAAAGCTACGTGAGTACTTGAACTTGCGTCAAAAAACTCTACTGTTGCTTCAATTTGTCCACCACTCTGATTACAAATATAACACCCAATAATCGTTGATGTTGTACTTGAAGGGCAGGTATAAACACTTGTTAATGAAGTGCCTACACTAGCTGATGATGCTGATTTAAATGCTGATGCCATAATCTTATCCTAATGCTATGCTCAGTGCTAGTGCTTCTGCTTCGGTTATACCGGCAGATGACATAGTAACAATTTGACCTGAGCTGTTCTTTGTGTAAATTGTTTTGTCAGAAACATTCATAGCAAGTTCATATGTTTCTAAATCACCTGCTGATGGTATACTACCGCCTGTTTCTGACCTTTTAATTTTAATTACGTGAGACATTTCTTAGAATGTTCCACCGTCTAATGTGTTTGACCATGCTACAGTTCCGTTTGCTCCGACTTGTAACATTTGTCCTACTGAATTTGTTGAGTCATAAGAACCAATATTTAATGTTGTAAACGAACCACCTGTGTTCGCTCCATAAATTAATTGACCTTCTACTATTGCGTTGTCTAACCCTTTAATTTGTAAAGTATCTGAATTTATTTCTATAGAAGTATCATCAACATTTACTGAAATAGTATTACCTGATTTGGCTAAACCTATTCCGGCTACTACTTGTCCAGCTCCTGAGAACTGTGTAAAGGTAAGACCATCTGTACCTAGTGTTGCTGATCCTGTAACATTTGATAAAACAAAACCTGCATCTGCATTAGTTGAACCTTCTTCTACGAAAGTAAATAGTCCACCTGTTACATCTGCACTTGAATCCGCATCTAGTGCTCTTGTTAGTACTGCTGCTGCACCTGCATTACCTACTGTACTTACATAGTAAATACCGTTTTGTGTAGCGGTTGATTGATTTTTAACAAGTACTCTATTATTAATTAATAGTGCTTGTCCATCAACAGTTATAGCTCCGTTGGAGTCGTATGTTAATGTAGCACCTACACCACCAGTACCATTATCATAAGTTCCAGTAATAGCTGCTTCTGTAGCTACCCTTACTGATTCTTTAATGTCTAGTGCTTGTTTTACGCTGTCTACATATGCTTTTGTTGTAGCATCTGTTGCTTGGGTAGGAGTGCCAATGTTAGCAAGTCTATTTCCTCCAAAGTCAACTGTTTGTGACCCTGCAACTGTAAAGCCACCATCAAAGTCTACTGATGGTGTAAATGTTGCTGTACCGGCAATTGCGATTGCATCTCCTGATGCGTCACCAATATTTACTGCTCCGTTAAGAGTAGTGCCACCTGTGACTTCTAAATCACCACTTGCTGTTACATCAACGACATTTAAGTCGCCTGCTATTACAGTATCACCTGAACTAGCATTTACTGTGAATTTGTTTGTAGCGATAGCTAAGTTTCCAGACATATTGACAGCTGCTGCTGAAGTTAGTCCTGATACTGTTAATGCTGATCCTACAGTTGTTGATTCACTTCCATTAGTAGTAACAAATTTTAAATATGAAGTTCCGCCTTCGTTTATATCTAAAGCTGCTGCGTTATTGTCTAATAGAGTTAGTGAATTTGCTTGACCTGTTAAATCTATAGTTCCGCCATGAGTAATAACTAAATTACCTGTGGGAGCTAGAGTAAGATTGCCTGAACTAGTACTAATAGTATTACTAGAACCAGTAACTACTATGTTACCTGATTTTAATACATCTATTTTAGATGAACTATCTACTACTATTGCTGAAGCTGCTGTTAGCGTACCTGCTGTATGGTCGAGCATTTGGACGTATAAGTCCCCGCCTATTGTTGTTACTGCCGATGTAGAGGGATGCCCTACAAATAGTTTTTTGGAATTTGATGAATACGCTAATTCACCAGCACCGAGGGAAGATGGAGCGGCGGAACTACTACTTCTTTTGATTTTAATGGTTTGTGCCATGTTTCTGTCCTAAATGAGCTAAAAAGCCCCTGCGTCTATAGTGTCTGAGTCGGTTGAGTCGTTGCCTATCATTATAGGAACAAAACTATATACGCCCGTAGACGTTTCTCTATAGATCTTTAACTGATTATCGTCAGTGTCATAAAATAAATCCCCTTCTGCCAAGTTTGTTGTACTGGAAGCTGGAGATGAGGTTTGTACGAAAAATTGATTCGCTAAGTAATTGAGTGCACCTTCAATCGTAGATTGCCCTACTAAGGTTCCTACTGGATTATCAAATGTGAGTGAGCTTGCATCTGTTGCACTAGCTGCTACCGCGCTAGAAACCGTTAATGTCGTTGTGTTTGCAGTTGCAGTTAAACTTGTATTTTGAGGGGTAATCGTGACGGTAAGTGCCATTATCTTGTAACTTCTGCTGTAACTCTCGCTACACCTTGAATAAGTCTAGTAATACTATTAGCACTAGAATTAAATAATTCTAAATCATAATAATATTTACCTGACGCTATATTTCGTGTGAGTGCGTAACCTAAATTCATTGTTAATTTGCCTTGTGAGGCATTTGTAACTGTACAAGTAAAGGTTGCTGTAAGAGTAGAAGATGTGGGTGTTGGTCTCAGTTGTGCAGACGCAGAATGACTACCTAGATTAACTGGGTTGCCGTTTTGCGCTATGACTAATTCAATTGAAAAGTCAGCACCTTGATCAATGACTATGTCATAATTTCCTGCTGCCATAAATATTACTCCTATATGCTAAATTATATCAAAAATATGGGGTGCTGTCAAGAACTATTTTTAACGGGTGTTATTAAAACGGAAAATAGGTTATGATTGGTACCTATCACCGTATAATTTTGTAGCAAAAGTTAGATTTAATGCATCTGCTTTATCTGTTTCTTGTATTATAGCTTTTGCCCAATTTAACATAATTGTTTCAGTTACGTTTTCATAGGGAGTTAAGAAGCCTGATAATTCTCCATTCGCTTTAGCTCTCCAAGGTAAGGGAATTAATAAATTTTCTGAATAAATTTGATCTGCTTGTCCACTAACTAGGTGAGTTGCATTTGCAGAAGTTCCATCAGTGCTTGTAATTTTTATTTTTACAGTTTTCACCATATTGTTTTCTCTTCTTCTAGGCATACACTGATTGTTCACGAAGTCTTGTGCTTCATGCCCTACATATTCATATACATGAGTAAACTGTACATCTAGTGTAGTAGTAATTGGGTTTCCTTCCGAGTCTGTTCCTGTTTGTATTATATGATTCATTATTATGGTTTCTCCTCATCTAGTATAACGTTATGTGCTATATATCCATTTCCATTACCGCCCTTAACAACATAAGTATCTTGATCTTCTACGTCCATATTATGTGTTAGACAGGCTACTCGTACGTTAGGCATTGCAAATATTTCTTCTCTACTTCCATCCTCTAATACTAGGTGATCTCCTACTGCTAGATCTTCAGCTCTTACGAATTTGAAAACTGCATCTTTAAATGCTAACATTGGATGTTCGCCTGTTACTTTCAAGTTGTAATTAATCCAATAGTAATTGTCATGTGCATGAGCATCTGTAACTGTTTCTACTGTAGAAGTTCCAAAAGTACCTGTACCAATTTCTGGTGTTGTCCAAGTTATCCATGCATCTTCTTCAAGAGATAAACTAGAGTGACTAAATGATTTTACACTCTCTCCTGCAGTGACTGTTTCTATTGCTTTTAGCGAACCATCGGCCATTACGACAGGAGTTCCTTCTACGAAACAACCTCCGCCTCCGCCTCCGCCTCCGCCTCCTAATGTTGTTGTAACCTCAAATCCTGCGGAAGATTCTCCAATAGTTATTGTGCTTGATCTTGTAGTTGCATTAGTACTTGCTGATGTAATTTCTACATTAATGTAACTTCCGTTTGCTATATTTGAGTTTGCTGTTCCAAAACTTCCTCCATCAATTTTATATCTTGTATATGAAGTATTAGTTATACTTGCTGTTTTAGTGCCTGCAAATCCTCCAACTACTTGTGTGTTAGAATAAAATGCGGTACTTACTGCTACACCTGTTTGGTTAGCAAAACTGAATAATGGGTCTGTTGTTCCGAATTTAATAAATCTTGCTTCCGCTGAACCTACTGTATCTGGTCCTGTATCTGCTTGAGCTCTTACAAACATGGAAACATTGCCTGAGCCTGTATATGTAAATGCAATAGGCATATTAGCTGTTTGAGCACTAGAGTATAATCTACCTGATGTTGCATTTCCTGCTGTATAGTAGTCAATTCTTGGAGTTTCATAAATTAGTGTTCCTTCACTTGCGGTGGAACTACCTGTTCTTGCTTGTATACTAATAGTTTTAACATGGTTTGTTCCACCAGTCAATCTTACAAATCCTTGATAAAATCCTGCTCCAGTACCTACACTTACTATATGTTTGTTATCCATAGTATTGGTAGACCAGCTACCTACTGTACTACCGGCTACATTAGCACCAGAGGAAGGTAAAGTTAATTGACCATTTACAGTAACATCATCACCTTCTAGTGTTCCTTTGAATTTGGCGTTTCCTGATGTATCGATATAGAATTGTTTTGCGGAAACAAAACCATCTGACCCCATTACAATACCACCATTTGCTAAGAAAGTTGCATTTCCTGAGCCTGATGTTCCTATTGCAAAATCTCTAGTTGAGGAACTTGCTTGTGCACCACCTGCTAAGTGATACGTTGTTATACCCCATCCACCTACACCACCACCTACAATAGTTGATGATGTGTTTACTGAAGCATGAGTAACTTTTGAATTTGCTGTACTATGAGCAGCAGCTGCATTCGATGTAGCAGTATTAGCTTGACCATGAGCAGCAGATGCATTCGATGTAGCAGTATTAGCTTGACCATAAGCATCAGATGCATTCGATGTAGCAGTATTAGCTTGACCATAGGCATCACTAGCTGTTGACGCTGCTGCTGCTGCGTTAGCTGCTACAGCTGCTGTAGCTGTTGCCGCGCTTGAACCTGTATATCCACTATTAAAAGCGGTTACTGATATACTTCCTGAGAAAGTACCTGTTGCACCTTCTAGAGCACCTTTAAATTTAGCGTTACCTGCTGTGTCAATGTAGAAGTTCTTTGCTGAAATATATCCTGCCGCCCCTAATTTTATACCTGCTGTTGCGTATGCTGCATTACCGCCCCCACTTGAGTTTGTACTAGAAAAGTCTGCTGCATTTACATTCCAACCACCTGCTGAACCATCTGTCAGTGTGATTGTCATATTGTCTGTTGAAGATATTTTTGCGTTTGTAATTGCGTTTGCGGCTAGTACTGCTGTATTAATAGAGCCATTACTTACAGCTATTTTTGCATAGTCAATATCTCCAGTCCCAACAGCTATTTTTGCTATATCAATATCTCCAGTCCCAATAGCTATTTTTGCTATATCAATATCTCCAGTACCAATAGCTATTTTTGCTATGTCAATTGATCCGGTACCAATAGCTATTTTTGCTACATCAATATCTCCAGTCCCAATAGCTATTTTTGCTATACCTATAGAGCCTGTTCCAATACTTATTTTTGCTACGTCTATAGCTCCAGTCGCGCTTATTTCTGCGTTTGTTATACTGTTTGCTACAATTTTTGCTGCGGTAATTGAGTTAGCTGATATATTATCTCCAGTTACCCCATTATTTTGAATAACAACACTATTTACAGAGTTAATTGCTATTTGGTTGTTATTAATAGAGTTAGCAGCTATAACAATTGCATTTACAGAGTTTGCTTTTAGTTGATTTGATTCAATAGAGTTAGCAGCTATAATAACTGCATTTACTGAGTTTGCTGATATTTCTGAAGCTCCTATTGCATTTGCTATAATTATTGCAGCGGTTACTGAATTTGATTTTAATTGTGCATTTTCTATAGAGTTAGCAGCTATACTATCTACATTGATAGCATTACTAGCTACACTTGCATTTACTATTTGGTTTGCCGCTATTTTAGCTGTTCTTATAGCATTTCCTGCTACCTGGTCTGTATCTACTGCTCCATTTTGAATTATAATACCATTTACAGAATTAATTGCTATCTGAGTAGAGCCTACTGAGTTTCCTAGTAGTATTGTTCCGTTTACTGAGTTAGCGGCTATTTCTGCGCTGCCTATTGAGTTAGCTGATATTTCTGCAGAAGCAATTGAGTTTGCTAATATTTGAGCACTGCCTACTGCGTTAGCAGCTAATTCTACTGCTGTGATACTATTTGCAGTTACTGTAAATGTTCCTACTGCGTCTGCTGTTAATTGTGCTGCTGTAATACTATTTGCTGATATTGCTACTGTTCCAATTGAGTTAGCTGCTAT